GCACAATTCGTACTCGTGCTCGCCGACCGTTCCGACAAATATCGTTCCTTCAATCGAGATAAACGGTTTCGCGTTCAACCTCTCGACTACGGCGCGGATGCTGATTCCGTGCGTCTGCTCGAAATTTCGCGGCCCCAAACGATGGAGACTGTGAGTGCCGGTCTGGTGGTGCAATCTGCATAATGGAATCGCGCACAGATCGGAGGATTTCTGCGAGGTCGCATGCGGCCCGGTATGAGCCGCTTCGATGTTCCGCCTCCATCCGCACACACAACAGGGGAGTGTGCGGACGAAGGCCAGATAGCGCGGGCTGCGGGTGGGTTTAGGCATCGTCCTCGCCGCCGTTCACCGAGCCGCCAAAATCCTGTTCGCACTGCCGCCAGTAGGAGCAGTACTTCCGTGAGCACAGAAAACTGTTGCGTTGCGGAGTGTAGATGCCGCTCAGCATTCCTTGCTGAGCGAGCGGGTAGAGCACTTCGATGGATCGGCGGTCCGCCTCGGTAACGTCGAACGACTGCGATACCAATTTGACATCGCGTTTCAATTTCACGACGGTGTCGAGCCGGACCTCGCCGCTGGCGCCCGGCGTGAGAGCGGCGTAGGTAGCGGTTTGAAAGCGGTAGTCGGGCCGGATTCTGCCCTTGCTGGGGCTTTTGTTGGCGGATTTCAGATCGATGATCCGGCCATCGACGTCGAGCAGATCCACGATGCCGCGCACCTGGACGCCGGCGATGACGCCCGAAACCGGCAATTCGACGGCGGCCGGTTCGATCAGCGGCGCGGCCTCATCGAGATATTTCACGGCGAGCGCCGCGCCCATGGCTTTCAGTTCCGCGCGGTCTTCGGCGGGGTCGAACTCCGTCCGGGCTTCTTCCTCCGCCCAGGCGTCGTGATAGATGGCGAGCACGCCTTCGCGCGGGAGATCCTCTTTCGTCTCGATCTTTTGCGCGAAGTTTTCCCGCATCGCGCTATGCAGCGATTTGCCGACGGCAAGCGAAGATCCCTGCGTATCGGGAAGCTGGAGGCCATAGCGGTACCAGAATTTCGCTCCGCAAGAGAGATACGTATTGACGCGCGACGGAGAAAGAACATCGGCCAGGCCGGTATCCGCCGGCGCGGGTAGCGTGAGGGAGGCGGCGCTCACTGGCCGCCCCGATTCCAGATGGTCAGAATTCCGTCTCGCGCGGCCTGAATGACTAGCGTGGAGATCATGTCCTGTTTCGCCTGGTCGCTCCACTGCTCATGCGCGTCGGCTAATCCGGCGGTCACGAAGTTGAGAATTTCGCGGAAGGCGATATCGTAGGGGATTTTCATCGGCGCGGGTTTTGCGGCCGGTTTCGCAATGGGAGCGGGCGGGGCCTGGTCGATGTCTTCCCAGTGCATCGGCGGCGGGCCGGGCTGAGCGATCGGTTTCGGCGCGACCGGCTCGGGCTGAACGCGCTCGACCTCCCATTCGATCCAGCGGCGCCCCTGGGCGTTTTTCTTTTCCCGCTTGCAAACCACAAACGGCTCGCCGGGCTCGAGAGCCAGCTTCGATAGCATCGCCGCCACGGGCAGGTCCAGATACGTTTTGCGGCCGCCGGTCAAGAAATAGAGAGCCTGGTCCGCATATCCGTAGGGGCTTTTCTTGATGGGGTTGTCCGGTTGCCGTGGTGATAGAGCCAGTTCTACCGGAATGTTCGTCTCGAAACGAACGATTGTGGATGCGCTATCCTGCGGTTGTTGATGATTGTGTGTACCTGATGGGGCAGCTTCCGCGCTCGTAACGCGGGGCTGCCCGTTTACATAGGTTGCCATTTCATTTCTCCTCTTTCTGCTGAATTTTGCGCTAGGAAAGCCTCGGCAGCTTCCAGCGTTTTCTGTACATCGTTTTCGGTTGAGGCCGGAAGATATAGATCCCAGCCGTCTGCCTCGCCATACACCGCGACAATCACGATGATGCGGCCCTCGAAAAGATACGTCCTGAATTCGGTGCTTGATTGCGGCGCGGAATACACGCCCAATAGCCGGGCGTTGTGCGATACCAAAAATGCGAAGAGCGGTTTCAGGCGGTCGCGTTCGGTCCTGTCCGTCGTTCGCGTGGCCATTTTAGTCCCTCTGCTGTCCCCATTCGCATCCGCAGGGTCCGGCGGCCGCCAGGATCGTGCCACCGTCCCGGCAAGTCATCTCCACGTCGCCGCGATCATATTCGCAGCCATACTTGTCGCCATGCTTTGAGAGGGCGTGTCCGCATTCCAGACATTCGGCTGTTTTCAGTTGCTCGAGGATTTGCTCTGCGTGAAAGATTACGCTTTTGATGACGAGGGGATAGTGGCCGGTACTGGCGACATCCGCAACCTGCGCATCCTTCATCGAGGCGTGCGCCTGATCGAGCGCATCCACCGCTTGGGTGAGCTGCTCGATAGCCTGCTGGTACATCTCAAATCGGGTCGGTGTTCTGTATTGCGTCGGCATTTAGGCAACCTCCGTTTTCTTCGGTAGCGTCGCGAGCATAACACCCAGCCGGAACGCCGGGTCCAGATTCCGCTGTAATACGATGGACCGCGTGAGCGACGCGATCAGGTCCGCGCTCGGGGGATCGTCCGCGCGCATCTCGATAGCGCCACAGGATACGCACTTATAGCCTTCATCGCGGCAGGTTTCGCCGTGCGGCTCGCGGGATTCGATGGCGATAAAACGCAGGTCGGTGCAGCCGCATACCCGGCAGGCGGCTTCCGCGCAGTCCGGGCAGTCCTCCTTACTCACGTCGCCGTCGTAGGGCCGCGGGCTGTCGTAGACATAGCCGCGTCCCTCACAGCGCTTGCAGACGTGGCCGGGATCTAGCTCCGTGGCGATCTCCTCGGCTTCCGGCTCGGCTTCCCATTCGGGCTCGTGGGAGATACCGGAGAATGGCAGCATCTTTGGTGTGTTCATGTGCTTTCCTTTTCTTAGGCACTTGCATTATGCGCAGGCCCTGTGTATACTTATATTATGCGTAGGCCATGCGCAGAAGTCAATAGCTGTTTTGGCTTTTTTGGGAGGCCGATAGCGCAGCCCGTGCGCATGAGTGTATACTGTGTCCGTGACCGATGAGCCCGAATCCCCGAAACTACCGAAGCACATCCAGGAGTTCTTCAAGCGGACGGGAGCGCGGGGAGGCAAGACAACGGCAGCACGGATGACGCCAGAACAACGTTCAGAGGCCGCGCGAAAGGCCGCGACCGCGAGATGGGCGCGCGCAAAGGCCAAACCGGGCAAACGCGCGAGGCCCGCTAAGAAACCCTGACCGGCTTGCGTGCTCATTATGGACGAACCAAGCAAGCTCGACCGGCAGATCGCGCGGGATAAACTTCTCGCCGATATAGAACCTCTGTGGGAAGCTCTCCATGCCGCGCTCGAGAGAACGGCAGCTAAATTGAATGGCGCGTACAATTGCGGAATCTCCGTGGATTTAAACGAACACAACTCTCTAATTCGGGCGGACAGCTCCCCAACCGTAAAAGACCGCGATACCGAGATCCATCGTCAGTTGGAGATTCGCCTGGACAGAAGGGCGCGCAAAGTGACCGTAATCGTGGTCGAAACGATGAGACATATTCGTGCGCCCGAACGTGCGCCCACCAGGGGCGCGCCATTCACTTTTGAAATAGATGTGGATATGGAGCGCGGTCAGCTTTGCTTCACTCAAAAGCTGGAGCGATTCACGCCGGTAGCGCTCGCGGAGCATCTGCTTACCGAACTCCTGCTGGGGATGAAGCTGCCATCGTGACGGGCAGGGCGCTCATGGATACCCCGCGCCCTTCGCAGTCCGGGCAGTCCTCCTTACTCACGTCGCCGTCGTAGGGCCGCGGGCTGTCATAGATATAGCCGCGTCCCTCACAGCGCTTGCAGACGTGGCCGGGATCTAGCTCCGCGTCGATCTCCTCGCATTCGGGTTCGGCTTCCCATTCGGGCTCGTGGGATGGGCCGGAGAATGGCAGCATTTTGGGGGTGTTCATGGGGTTCCTTTCATTAGTTGTATTGTGCCATAAGCGGTTATGCCGTGTCAATAGCAAAAGCGCTTATGGCGCGGCGTGCTATGCTTAGGGTCGGATGGCGAAGGCTAAGGATAAGCAGCCGAACATTGATAGCGAGACTGTCTCTGCCGTCATGAGCCAAATGGGAAGGCTTGGCGGGAAGCGCATCGTCCCCAAGGGTCTCGCCAGAATGGATAGCGAAAAGCGTCTGACAATTAGCCGGGCCGGAGCCCAGGCCCGCTGGGAGAAATGGCGGGCCGAAAATCCCGAGAAAGCAGCGGCATCGAAGGCCAAGCGGAGCAAACGCGCGAGACCCGCTAAAAAACCCTGAGCAGGGGACGAGGGAGAAGAAGACGTGGGGAGGGCTACTAAGCCAGCATGAATTGGGTGGACAGGCGATTTGCGCGCGAACGGCACCTCAACGACATCTCGGAAGTATGGGCGGACCTGTGCATCGCGATGAGATCGGCGGTGGCAAGCCTGAATGAACACTACCGCAAGGACAATCCGCCGGTCGAAATAATGGAGACCGAGAGATCGTCGCATTTTCAAATACAGGTACCCGTGAAGGCCGGCCCATCCATCCGCATCGACATCAACCTCGATGGCAACAAGATTACGGCTGCATATACCAACGGGCATAACAACACGCGGCTCCGCATTGACGCGGATCATGAATCGGCCTATTTGAAACAGGGCGAAACCCGCTGCGATCCCGATGAGGCGTCGCGCCGCATATTGGAGCGCGTGTTTTTCCCCGAAACGGCGGGAGGCCCGAGATCGACGGTCATAATATAGGCTGGCGGGAAGCGATTCACGCCCGTAGCGCTCGCGGAGCATCTGCTTACCGAACTCCTGCTGGGGATGAAGCTGCCATCGTGACGGGCAGGGCGCTCATGGATACCCCGCGCCCTTCGCAGTCCGGGCAGTCCTCCTTAGTGACGTCGCCGTCATAGGAGCGCGGGCTGTCGTAGACATAGCCGCGTCCCTCACAGCGCTTGCAGACGTGGCCGGGATCTAGCTCGGTGTCGATCTCCTCGCATTCGGCTTCCCATTCGGGCTCGTGGGAAATACCGGAGAATGGCAGCATTTTGGGGGTGTTCATGGGGTTCCTTTCGTTAGTTATATTATGCAGTAAGCGGTTACTACGTGTCAATAGAGAAATCGCTTATTGCAGTAGTGCTATGCTTAGGGTCGGATGGCGAAGGCGAAGGATAAGCAGCCGAAAATTGATAGCGAGATCGTCTCTGCCGTCATGAGCCAAATGGGAAGGCTTGGCGGGAAGCGCACCGTCCCTAAGGGTCTCGCCAGTATGGACCCCGAAAAAGCTCTGAAAATCCGCCGTGCGGGGGCGCAGGCCCGCTGGGAGAAGTGGCGCGCCGAAAACCCCGAGAAAGCGGCGGCATCGAAAGCCAAACCGGGCAAACGCGCGAGGCCCGCTAAGAAACCCTGACCGGCTTTCGAGGAATAACAATGGATTGGGTTGAACGCTGGGCCGCCGAAGAACGCGATCGGCAAGCTGCGGAGACGCGCATCAAGGAAGGCGTCGATCATCTGTGGAAAAATCTCTGCTATGCACTCCGGGCGTCCGTCGAAGCATCCAACGCCAACCTGTCCGATAGATCGCTCGAATACAGCGGCGATGGCCTGGAAAGCGTTTCCGTGAAGCGGGTCAATAGCGCCGTTACCCCGGCTCTCAGGGAAGTATCGCGCGTCGAAATCGGCCTGGATCGCGAAAAACGGACGATTCGTATCGCCTACAGGGGCAAGGATCAGCCTCTCCATGGCGCACCCTCAAATCTTGAATTGCGGTTAAACGACCGCCGCGAACCGGCGATATTTTTAGATGGCCGGGAGATCAGCGCTGAGAAGGCGGCGGAGGAATTGCTCTCGCCCTTGATATTCCCGAAGCTATGGGCGGCCAAACGCGCGGAAGCAAAGGGGCCAGCTCCGGAACGCGAATAGCGCTGAGGCCCGCTCATACAAGCCGGCCTTCGCTTTCAGAATCGTATATGGACGAACCAAGCAGGCTCGACCGGCAGATCGCGCGGGATAAACTTCTCGCCGACATAGAACCTCTGTGGGAAGCTCTCCATGCCGCGCTCGAGAGAACGGCAGCTAAATTGAATGGCGCGTACAATTGCGGAATCTCCGTGGATTTGAACGAACACAACTCTCTAATTCGGGCGGACAGCTCCCCGACCGTGAAAGACCGCGATACCGAGGTCCACCGTCAGTTGGAGATCCGCCTGGATAGAAGGGCGCGCAAAGTGACCGTAATCGTGGTCGAAACGATGAGACATATTCGTGCGCCCGAACGTGCGCCCACCAGGGGCGCGCCATTCACTTTTGAAATAGATGTAGATATGGAGCGCGGTCAGCTTTGCTTCACTCAAAAGCTGGAGCGATTCACGCCCGTAGCGCTCGCGGAGCATCTGCTTACCGAACTCCTGCTGGGGATGAAGCTGCCATCGTGACGGGCAGGGCGCTCATGGATACCCCGCGCCCTTCGCAGTCCGGGCAGTCCTCCTTAGTGACGTCGCCGTCATAGGAGCGCGGGCTGTCGTAGATATAACCGCGTCCCTCACAGCGCTTGCAGACGTGGCCGGGATCTAGCTCGGTGTCGATCTCCTCGCATTCGGCTTCCCATTCGGGCTCGTGCGATGGGCCGGAGAATGGCAGCATTTTGGGGATGTTCATGGGCTTCCTCACGCGCCCTACTCAAACTCGAAAAAGCGTTCTGCGCCTTCAACGAAGCCATAGCCCGGCGCGCCTTCCACTTTGGAAGCCACCACGCGGTAGTACGGAGCCATAGAAGACGGCTCAATGCGCTTAATCTCGGTGATTTCGAGGCCGTGGACTGCCGGACGCGGGGTTGGCACAGCGTTCGGTAAGGCGATGGCGTAGACCTTGTCGCCGATGTGGAATTTCGGGGTGATTTTCGTGTTCGTCATGGCTTCCTTTCTTGCTTCCCAGTACATATATATTGTGCTATAATCCGCTTACAGCATCAAGAAAAATCGTCATTACAAATCGTTATAGCTGGTCATGGTATGCTGTTTACGGCTTATGGTAGATGAAGAAGTGGATAGCGAGACGATTTCCAGGGTGATGCGCGATCTCGGTCGGCGCGGCGGCCAGAAGAAGGTGGCCAAGGGATTCTCTAAGCTGTCCGAAGCAGAGCGAAAGAAGAACGCTAAAAAAGCGGCGGAGGCACGCTGGGGGAAGAAGGGTGGCCGCGCAAAAGCCAAAGGGCGGTCCGGCAAAAAGCCATGAGCAACGAACAGCTTTATCTAGCCATCGGCGTGCCGGTGGTGTTGAACATGCTCTTCAACGGCATCCTGATCGGGATTATGTGGCAGCACCTGAGCCAGGATATCCGGGAGATCCGGGCGGACCTGCGGGTCGTCACGGGCAAAATCTACGATCTGGAGACGCGCGTCTCGCGCATCGAAGACAAGCTGGGGATTGCGCCCCACTAGGAAGGCTGTGAGCAGCGCCGAATTGGAGTATGAGATTCGCTACCGGCCCGAGGCACGCGGACCGAGTCCATGGGCCTGCTACTGCCTCCGGTGCGGCCACATGTGGGTCAAGCGAATTTACGGTCGGCCGAAACGCTGTCCGTGGTGCAAACACGAATGGGACGTGCCCGTCGGAATGCGCAAACTGGGACGGCCAAAAAAGACCGAGGTAAGAGCAAAAGGCGGGGAAGAGCCGATGTCGGGAGAACCGTGGCTACAACGGTGGCTAAAAAGCTACACATAGTGCGAGTAACTCGCAATCGTGAAACGGAGAACTCATGGTGGATGTAAGAGTTAGGGAGGAACTAAATGCGGCGATTGAGGACGCCGCGAAGGGTGCAGATCCCGCCATTTCGAGCCTGAAAGTTGCCGAAGAATTCTACGAATCGCGCCCGGATCTGATCGAGCCTTTCGTCCGCGAATGGGTGGTCGAAAAGCTAGTTTTCAAAATTCGTCGCGAGCGGGCCAAGCTGCGCAGCCCGGGCGATTCTCAACTCCTGTTGGGATTCGCGGTACCAAAGAAGATAGAGATCAAATCTGGCGACAGAATCCCATTGGCGCAAGCAACCTTGAGCCGGATTCGGGAGTATAGAGCGCTCGTCTGGAAACAGAAGCGGGCCGGGAAGGACCCCGAGGTCGAAAAGCTCGATGCGGTTATTTCGTTCCTGAGACCCTACGCCCGCAAACATCCCGGCATCACTTACGCCGAAGCCGTCGCGCTGGCCTCGAAGACGAAGCGGAAAGTCGCTGCATCGTGAATCGATCCGAAGAAGACGAAAGCCGAAGCGGAGCTGATCTATGGCGCAAGAAAGCGATGGCTACAATGGGCGTGAAGAGACAGCGTGAGGAAGAGGCAATCTCCATGACGATCGCGCCGGAAATGGCCGAACAGATCCGCGCGAATGCGGCGGAACTCGGCTTGAACTTCGACAGCCTGGTGAGGCTTTATTTGAAGCTCGGACTGGAAGTCCATGCGGCCAAGCAAGCCCATCTCCGCGAGCTGGTTGAGAAGTACCGCAATGAAACCGATCCCGATAAGCGCAATGAGCTTGGCGACCAACTGGGAACTTCGATCTTCGGCTAATGAAGCTGGCGCGCTGGAAAGAGATACCGGAGGGGCTTCGGGATCATCTAGATAAGCGTCTCTCGGATCGGAAAATCACTGTGCCGGATCTGCTGAAACTTGAGGCTTGGATCGCCACTTCACCGGATGTTCCAGAATTGCCGTGGTATAAGAATTTCGATTCGTTCACGCTCTGCGGGGCGGGACAATATCCACGCACGTTCCTCAACCCGGATCAAATTCCGAAGGGGATAGAGCTTTGATAAGGCCGCTGATCGGGATGAGGCGATCAGGTCCGAATCGTGACATCGCCCTTGGATTGCAGACCGGCATGGGGGATAATCTGCTGCGCGGCGGCGAGCGCTGCCAACGATTCCTGGAGCGTAGCGCCGGATTCGCGGCAGGTGCAGAGAATGCGATCAATGAGACAGAAGACAATGGCGGGCTCTTGTGGGTGAGCCATTATGGACCGATCATCGCATAAGACGGCAGGAAAGAAGGCCGGTAAAAAGAAGCGGGAGAAGAAGCGATCTCCGCTCCCCACTTAAAGTTATGGATATCGTACAGCGGCAGGAAGCGAGAAGACGGCTGATTGCAGCGAACGTCTGGCCAATCTGGACACAGTTCAAAGCCGGCCTGAAGGAATTGCTGGTGAGCTACGAGTCCTCTGAGCGGGCTCCAGGCTGGAGCGCACAGCTAACCTCCGTGCACGACAGATCAATCGTTGTCGCTCAGAATCGCGGCGTAGCGCGGGATGGATATCACAACCGGCGGCTTTCGATCACCGTATCCATTCACGAAAACAGTTTCATTGCGCTCGTCGCCTTAATCGAAGATTACATGGAGCGCGACGGAAAGCACGTTTCACTCGGCAAGCGCCGGCTCGAATACGGAATCGACGCGAATCTGGACAGCGGAGAGGTCTATCTCACAAAGGGCGATACGCGGCTGAGCCCATCGGAAGCGGCGGAAAATCTGATAGCCGAAACGATCCTGAAGGAAGACGCATGAATCTATCCGTCCACATCGTCCAGTGCTTATGCCCCGAGCGGCATTGCATTATCGGATTCGCTTACGAGCGGGATGAAGACGAGAATTGCGGTCCGCTTGCGGAGGCCGCCTGCGATGGATTACGCGAATTGATACGCCGCGCCATCGACAGCCGGACGCTGAATCCGTGGTGTGGAATCTGCCGCGCTCCTCAATCTTCGTGGACCTACGAAGACGCACGCTCGATATTTCGGACTCTCGAAGAAGCACGGGCGGACCTTGCGCGCGCTCAGGAAGCGAACGACCGGGCACGCGCCATGCTAGGGGAAGCGGCGCGAAACTGACGGAACGAATCCCCCAAAAACACGAATAGCGCGAGCAGCCCTACGCCGCCCGCGCTATTTTTGAAAGCACATCCCTCGTCGAAATTATTCTACGCTCTTCGGAGGCTCCTGTGGTTTCGGCATCTGTTGAATCGGCGACTGCTTCAAATATCCCGCCACGCCGATAATCGCGCCGGTTAAGGCCACATGCCCGGCGTGACCCAAATCCGCATGTGGGTCGAGCAGGAAATCGGAGAGCCAGGACACAGCGCCCGTGAACGCGGCGCACAGCAGAGCTTTGGTGGTGGTATTCATGCTTGCGCCGTTGGCACGGCGTTGATCGTGATGTTGTAGGTGCCAGGCGCGGCCAGGTTCACAGTCACCGGCCCTCCGCCCTGCGTCTGCGGCAGCTTCGTGATCGCTTGCACCGCCGGCATCAGCAGCAATAGCGCCGCCTGAATCTTATTCGCATCGCCATGCGCTTTTTTCAGCCCTTCGATGGCCGCAACGATGTTGCCGGTTTCTGTGACGGCAATCGGCAACAGGATAGAGATGAGCGAGAGAATTGAGGCGGGGTTCATGCGGGTTTCCTTCGGGAATTAGAATTAGGCGTGATGTCTGGCGAACGCGATCCGCACGGAATCGAAAACTACGCTTTTATTTCCGGGATAGAGGACGCCGGCCGCCGCGCTCGCTGGGAAAAATACAGAGACGAAAACGACGAAGTGTATCGGCAGGTGAAAGAGGCCGGCATCGCGTTTCGCGGCTGGAGATTCTGGCCTCCGTTCTTCTGCATGATCTGCGGTGCGCCCATCATCACTAATCAATGGCTGTTTTCGGGAATCTGCGGGAGCTGCGACAATTACGCCGGCTGCATGGTCAGTTGGCGGATGCGGCGCTCTTTCGCCGGCCGCTGCGAACGGATCGAGGGCGAAGAGAGCCCGCTCGATATCGTGGACGTGACGCGGAAGGAAGGGATGCAATTAGCAGCCCGGGCGCAGCAATTAAAATCCGCCTACTCCCCACTCCGCGTCAGGTGAGTATGTTCGCGAGGGGATCGCCCGGCCCGACTGCGAGAGAGCGCGCGATGCCCCGCGAAATACGAGCTGGGATCGTTTGAGTCGGCAGAGGGCGCGTATTTTTGGATGAACTGCCAGAACGTCAGGCCGCGCGATGCGTCGAGCCGGATCTGATTTTCGAGCGCGCAAAAACCCGCATCGTCGTCCGCGAATTCGCAGTAGTCGCGGATTTTTCCGTCATGCCCCGTGACGGGATGCGGTTGCGCTCCAGCTTGCCCCTCGTACAGCAGGTCGCCGGGGTTGTGGAGGCGCTGAGGGACCGTAGGCCACGGGATGCCGCGGGCTTCCGCTTGCACCTGCGTGACGAAAAAACCCTCCTGTGCGGCGATGGCGTGTTTCAGCAGCTCAAGACGGGCGGGCATTCCCGCCTAATTCATATCCAGAACTGTGATGGATGCCGCGTTACTCCATCCCGCGCTGTTTGCCAGAAAGAACCCGTATTTGTTGGCCGTCACGACATACGATGAGACCTTGGCCACCGAAGTCAGCGTGACGAAGTTGGTGCCATCTTTGCTGTACTCGAAATATACATTGGTGCCGTCGTCGCGAATTCGCAAAGTTAAATACTGCGCACCTTCTGAACTGTCCGATGTAGAGTAAGCGTCAGTAGCATAAGTTGGTGATGAGCCGCTCCATTCCGAAACATTCAGGCGCGGTGTAGTAAGTGGACCAAATGAGTATAAGTGATTAGCGGTTGAATCGCGGATGTACATTCCAGCCCATGCCTGTGATGTAAAACCAAGCTGAAACGCAAAGGTGATCTGTTTTGAATAGTTGGAAGATCCCGGAAGTGCCGCTTCATAGCCACGAATTTGTAGACTATCTCCGTTAATCCCTTGTAAGGTGATGCCGCCCTTGCTGGTTGTTACGCCAGTCGTTCCTAGATTCATTGCCGTGAGCGAGCCCGTCACCGGAGGATTGACCTGCCGCCCGTTCAGAAAATAGGACCACGTGTTTGTAGCGGTGCAAAGGATCTGCGAAAAGTAAGAATCCGTCGCCACATACACGTCGCTCGCCGTGCTGGTGTGTGTGCAGGTTCCCGGCAGGCTGGCGTAAGTGCCGGAAGTGACGCTAGGGCCGGAAGCGGGAGCATTCCCTATCTGCCCGTTCATCTGCCAGTTCGTGCCGTCGTAAAGCAAGGTGACATACTGCGAGGCGAGCAGATCGTTCGCAATAAGATTCGCGCTGCCGCCCTGTTTCTTGATCGTTGCCGCGCTCGACGAATTCACGTTCAGCGTGGCCGACGCGGTGTTGGCGACATCAGCTTTGAATAGGATCATGTCGCCCGCCGCCGGAGCAAACGTTGGCGAGGTCGTGCAGGTATAGGCAGTGCCCGATGCGGAGGCCGCCGCACACGTATGCAGAATGGAAGAGTCGTGTCCTGTAGAAGAGGACGTACCGCCCGCGCCGTTCCCTTTGAGAATGGCGCTCCCGGATGTCGCCGGAGCGTAATCGGTGCCGGACGCCGCAATGCTTGGCACTCCGGTGCCCGTCGTGTTTTTCAGGATGCCTGTAGCGAGCCCCGACAGCGCGGTTCCGTTGACCTTCGCGACTCCGGGATTCGGATATGTCCCCGAGAGATCGCCTCCCGCGGAGCCGGAGGGAGCGCCGCCGCCGCCCGATGGATTATTCACGTTGGCCTGGCCGAAGAGCAGCGCGGGCGCCAGCAGCAGCAGCAGATATTTCAAGAGTGGGGAATTCATTTTCATTTTTTTGGTTCCTTTGCGCGGAAGGCTTTTAGTACGCGGAGTTGGCTTTGGAAGTGGACGCGGCGGGCACGGTGAAAATGCTGTACATTACATCGGCGTTATCCCAGATATTCATGCCGGTTTCGCCGCTTCCTAAATCGGTCGCGGTCATCATGGAAAAACGAATCTCATTGGCGAATTCCCAGCCGGAAATCTGGCGCGAATCCAGATAGGTAGCCGGTGAACCCCAGGTGCTTCCGTTCGTGCTGGTGCTGGTGGTGATCAGGACGTGTTCCGCGCCGTCGGTGATCGTGATAACTTTCGCGACATCGACTTCCCAAGTGGCGCACAGCGTTGTGCCCGCCGCATTCAGATAGACCTGATAGCCGCCCTCGCCGGTAGCCGACGAATCCACGGTTATATAAGTCAGGGTCGTCGGCGCAGAGAGCGAATCGGTCTGCGCCAATTTCCGCGCGGCTAAGCCGGATGTCTGATATCCGAAATACGCCTTTCCCCCGAAGCCGACGCCGTGACTCACTGTGCCCGATGAGGAGGCGTTCGTCAGATCGGAATCTGTGACCGCGATCGCGCTGCCGACGGAATTGCTCGATGAAATGGCGATCGCATAGGCTGTATTCGCGACGCCATCGTAAAACAGGACCGTGGCCGTTCCGCTCACCGGGTCGAAATACATTGACGCGAGACCGCCGCTAGTGGTGGTCGAGAGCGTAACCGGAGCGCTCCATGCGCCTGAGCTGTACACGGTGAATAAGACATTGCCCGAGCTGTTTTTTACGTATACGCAAAGCAAATCGCCGTTCACCCGCTGGGCCACCAGGCAATCGTCGGGTTGATCGGCGGTCGAGGCGGTAAAAGCGCTCCAGGCGGGCGTTCCGGCGCTGAGATCGATCGTCTTGAACCGCATCTTGCTGCTACCGTCCAGGCTTCCCCCCACGATGACGGAGGTTCCGCCGCGGAAATAGCTGGCGCAGATCTGCCGCGGCTCGCCGCCGGCGGGACTGTTCGCCCCGTCCAGTTCCGTCCAGGTCGCACCATTATCGGTACTCTTCAAAACGCGCAGGGTCGTTTGGCTCGTGGTTATATTGCGGGAGGCCACGGCACTGTAACGATTCCCCGCGTAAATGATCGGAAAAGCATCGCCATTGTGCCCGAACGCGAACGTGCCGTCCGAGCAGGGAAGTCCCTGAATGGTAGTCGTTCCGTTTTGCAGTGCAACGGCGATTCGATAAGTCACGTTAGTTATAGAGCAGTACGGTTATCACGTCATTGGCCGTCGGTGCGGTGGTGTTCGCATCCGCCAACCCGGTGACGGCCCCGATCCCAATCCCCAGCGAAAAAGCGATTCCCACGGCGCATTCGAGTGAAACGCCCGTGCCCGCCGCAACCGGAATGGTCATCACCGGCGTGTCCGTTCCCACCGTGGGCGCGGTGGCTTTGTTATAGAGCTTCACATAGCGGGTTGAGGCGGCGGCGTTGAAGATGCTCCAGCCGTAAACCTGCCCCGCCGCGTTTTTGACGTTCACGCCGGTCGATTGCGTATCGAGATTCCGGTAGATCGAAGCGCCTCCTTTGGTTGCGACCGCCAGAGCCGGACGCGGATATTTCACGCCGCTGACATCCGTCATCGAAATGGTCTGGGTGGCTCCTACGGAGTCTTTCACAGTGAGATTGTCTGACATGGGTTCCTTTTTTACGCTGCCGCGATGAGGCCGGAATTGGCGGGCGAACTGAAATCGGCGCTTCCCGAGGCGGCGCTCGAATCCGGCGCATTGGCAATCAGCCACTTCAAGACTGTCGTGAATTGCCCGCTGCCGTCGCCGCTCACGATGTTGATCGAAAAATAATCCGTGGCCTGATCGATATACAGCGGATCGGATGAGAAAATCGTAGTGATAAGCCGCCCCGTCGAACCGGCCGGAATCGTGAAGCCTGCGGTGCCGGGGAAGATCGAAGTCGCAACGTCCGTGTCGGTGTTGATCTGCTGAATATCGATCACCGTATCGGCGGCCGGGCTGGTTTTGATCTGGACGATGAAATCGACTGCCGTCCCGGATTTGCGGGCGGGCATGAGCGGCGCAACCACGTCGCCGACCGTGGCGTCTTCGATCTCAAATCCTGAACGTTCGTAAACGACCGGCGCGGTTCCCGGCCCGCCATAGACATAAATCTCGCGTCCCGGCGATTCAAACTCAACCGATTCCAGATCGTCCGCCGTGGAAGTGAATACCTGCGTCCACAGCATCCGTTCCAGAAAGTTATCGATGGACGTAAACGCGATAATTCCCTTCAGCGGATCGGAGTTGCTAATTGACGAGAGCGTGCTTTCGTCGATCCAGGCCGGGTCTTCGATGATGAAAACGGAAGTCAAATCCGGCCTGACGCCCCAGCCGCCGTCTACGGTCAAGGTCGTCGTGTTGTTCCCGATGATCTTGCGCCGTTGAAACCTCCCGGTGCCCGCGACGATGCGGACGAACCGCCCTATTTCCGCGTCCGGCTCCAGGCCCGTGATGCTCAAAAGCTCTACGCTGCCGCCGCCGGTATAATCGCCGTCTCCCGTTGTGGAATTGAGAATCACATGCCGGGAATCGTAATCCGGGTCTCCCGTCGTGGGGATTGTTACGGTTTGGATGCCGTTGGCGGCATCGTTGCCGCCCACTCCTGAAACGGTAACGTCCGCTCCGGTGAAATAATCGTGCGGCGTGGCCAGCTCGAGCACAATGGGCGAAGTGTTGCTCGCGTCCAGAATTGTGAAGGGTGGATTATGATACGCGACCTCGTTGACGAATTTGGAATCCCCGATGGTCGTGGAGGAATCCCCGGAGGTCGTATCCGAAATGATATCGGGCATCGTCCGCATAATCACCGTGTCGCCGACCTGCACGCCGATGGCGTTCAGATCCACGGCGGTTCCGTTCACGTCCGCAAGCGTTAGGGTCGTCGCGTCGCTCGAGGCCACCAGAAAATCCCATACCGGCAGATCCGCGCTGGTGTTCGGTTGTCCCGCGATCGTAACCACGCGGCCCGCCCATTCGTTCGTGGAAAATCCAAAGCCGTCGCATTCGATCACGTTCGAGGCGGGAATGTTATTCACCTGCGCGCCGAAAACGCCGGAATGATAAACGACTTTGGTTCTGAGAACCAGATGGTCGAACATCACATCGGGGATCGATTCATCCGAGACGTTGAAGCTCGTCATACTGACCGAGCCGGGCGTTCCGGTCCCCGATGCCTGCTTGGATAACTTGTTCGGGTTCGTTCCCGCATATAAGTTCCAGCCGGTGCTGCCTTCGGGCCAGAAGATATTGGGGAGCGTGATGCTCGATGCGCCGCCGGTCGTGGCGATCTGCGCTATCGGATTCGACGGCGGGGTTAGCAGGTTATTCGCGTCGATCCCCGAGATCGCCAGATAGTAAGTTCCATCCAGGATCGTTCCGCCGCCTGCTGTGGTTTCCGCTTGCGGCGCGTAGGGCGGTGAGGTTTGCGTGGCAAACGCATTCACCGGCAGGAAACCGGACCAGCGCAGTTTAGCGATAGCGGTTCCATCCGCCGCCGCTTCATACGCCTGCCCGATCCCGTAGGTTTTCTCCGTCAGCGAATACAGCGGGTCGGTGATGAGCGGCGCGGTGAAATTCGGATTCCAGCCGAAGGGCGGGCGCCGTAATTTGTTGCGGAGCTGCTGCTCGAGGATCGGACTCGGCGATTGCCCGTAAGCGTCCGTGTAGGGATCGTCTTCGTGCCACATCGCCCGCAGCGTCATGCGCTCGAAGTTCGGCGAGACTTTGATGGAGAGAATACGGAAGGTCTGATCGTTGGGCGTGTAAAGCAGATCGCTTCCGAGCAATACGATTTGTCCGATGGCCAGGTGAATCGCGCGGAACGAGGTTTCCCATTCGGCGATCCACGTTCCGCCGGAATCGTTCAGGCCGTTGAAGCCGGTCCTGGGATTGCCCCGGTATTGCTCGAAATACATCGCTTGGATCGCGCGTTTGGCCTGATCCCAGTTCGGAATTCCCTCGATGGAGGTTCCGGCCGCGATCTCTTGCCCGACGCGCGAGATTTCGGCGGTATCGGCGATCTGCAAACCGTCGTTGTTGTAGGAATAATCCTCGTCCTGGAAGGAGACGGAGAGTTCATTGGGCGTGTCCTGAATCGGCCGCTGCTCGATCTTGAACATGAGCGGCTGCTTGCGCGGGTCTTTGCCTTCCTTCCGCGCGACGTTTGAGCGATCAAAGCGGTAAGCGACGAACCCGGAAGATGGAGCGCCTCCGGCCGTGAAGGAATCGACCGGCGTGTCATAGTTCGAGCCCGGAATCCGCGAAGGTTGCGCGTCGGCCAGAGTTTGTTTGTGCCAGAGCTGCAATTTTCCGGCGTTCGCATCGCTGGAGAAACCAAGATTCGGCGTGAGGTAGGCTTTCGCGCCAGCCAGAACGTTTTTCAAAATATCGCTGGCTGGCCTGCGCTGCCGCAAGGCAAGCCCGATGTGGTAGCGCGTGCGGGTTCGGGTTAGCCCGGTGAGATCGGTATAGGTTACATCGGCGTTCGATACTCCGCCCGCATCGAGAAACGTCTGCAAATCGAAATCGTTCTGTTGTGCTGTGGCCTGAAATCCGCACCACGTCAAAAGATCCGCGATGTTGAGCGCGAAGTTATCGCTTGGAATTAAGGTGTAATCGGAGGGATCGGCAGAATGCCACTGGCGGATCATCGGCCCGCTGGTGAGCACCTGAACCGTGGGAATGGTATTCGAGGCCGCAACGTCAATCGGAATCACGATCAAAATGCAGGCGATGGTTCCGTAGGGATCGCCCGCGCCGTCATATCCCAAATCTCGGTTCGGCGAGCCATTGCGCGAACCCAGACTGACCCAACTCCATCCCAGAATCGTCGGATCGCCCGAAACCGCACGCCACGGAACCACATAATCGTTGACCACTACGGCTTGAATTGGGCCGGGCGTGGTGTTGTCGTTATGGATCTGGCCTGCGCAGATGGCGACTTCCAGCTTGGTCGAGTTGGGATTGCCGACGACGTTCATCACCGGGGGATTTACAAACGTGGTGCCCCAGATGTGCGGGAAATAATCCCCGTTGAATTTGACAGTATTCGGATTATCCAGGCCCTCGTTTTTGACGCCGGAAATGTAATTGATTCCGCGCCAGTCGAGCGGCGGATCGAAGTGAATGCCGCCGAAGCGTCCCGTGTGACGGCCCCGCTGGTCCTGTTCGATCTGAACGGGCGCCGGTCCGGTGCTTGAGGCGGGAAGCGAGCGGTTGCCCAAACGGTCTAAGCATTCGTCCCACGTTCCGCCGCAGTAAACGAAAACGCCGGAGGAGTCCGTGACGACGCGGCCGTCAGGATTCGTCTGATTCGCGGAAGAGGTATTTCCCACTGCGTTCGGATCGCCGATATCCGCCGAATAGCCGCACAGATATTGCGGCGCGTCGATGCTCGAGGCGGCGAGCGTCCGCTCGGCGAAGTTCTGCGGGAAATACGCCGCATACGGGCAGGTCCGCTGAATCGCGGTCGAGGGCAGCATCACCCGCGAAAGATTCAGCGAGTTGATCGCCGATAGCGTGAGCGTCGCTTCGTCCCACGATGGCGGATTGCAGACGCCTGAAAACTTGACCGCATACTGCGGATTGCCCGATCCATCCGTCGCGAAGGTGCTGGTATCGGCATCCCAGAGCGTGAAGAGCACCCGGAGCTTCGCGCCCTTGAGACCTTTGCCGTCGGGAATCTCCCACTGCGTCAGGATTTCCTTATCCGGATCGGCGAGCGTTAATTCGAGCGTTGGCGACTGTACGATGCCGTTGTCCGAAACCGCCTGGATCTGTCCCAGGCTTTGGCTCTTGATGCGGGGAAGCCAATCGTGCCCCATGAACTGCGGGCCGCCATCGGTCGAGACAAGATTCTCATCGGACAGACGCAAAACGGATCCATCGACGAGCGTCAATTCCGCCAGCAGCAGAGGCTGAAAGGTCAGCGCCTGCTCTTTGGCGATGTCGATAGTCGTGAGCGCAGTCTGGCCAGGAATGGGCACGGGAATTTTAGGGTTGAGGGAAGAAAGGGTTCTTAAGGCAAAGGAACCGGGTCGAGTTCTACCATGGGAGAAAACGCGCGTCTACCATGGTAGAAAGCGTTAAATCAGCTTGGTAGCGCGACGATCTTCAGTTGCACCGAGTACTCGTTCGGCCCTATACACTGCACTTCGAATTCGTCCTGATCGAACCGGCAGACGCTCCAGGTGGTCGCAGCTTCGTCGGTATAGCTGAACGTTCCCAGCCGCGCCCGCATGGAGTTGAAAAAATCCTCCAGCGTTTGCACTTCCGTCAGCGTGATGCAGGGGAAGTTCGCGACGAAGCTCTTAAGCGGCGTTGCATTGAACGATTGGGTATAGCTCTTGCCTGAAGGAGTATCGGATTCGGCCGTGTAGAAAAAATCTTCTTCCGTGTACGGATACTGCGATAGCGCTCCGTGCGCGATGCTGGGAAAACTGGCCATTTAGTTCTTTCGCGTCTGGCGGACCGGCAGGCTGAACGTCCAGAATCCGTTGTTGTTCGCGACCGCCGAAAACGTGCCTTCCGTAAACTGGCAGTTGTCGTATTCCACAGCCACGCCGTCGGTGTCGGTGATGAAGATCGTCCAGGTGGTATCGAGCTGCCCGCGCGTCGAAGTAAAGAACGCCCGCATCGTTTCCTTGTCCGCCGTTTTTACGTTGGTGAAATGCAATTCAAACTCTTCAAGCTGCGTTCCCTTGGCGAAGCGCTGCTCGGAGAAATCGCCATGCACATATACCGCGGTGCGGTGCTTGTGCGTTCGCTTCAGGGGATATTTCGCAACGAAGCCGGAGGCGAGAGTGGGGAAGAGGAGAGCCATTGCAAGCGTTAACCCGTTAGACTGCTTTCGATGCGTTTTTCGCGTTCGACATAGTTGAAGACCATTGTCATCGCCCGCCTTCCGACCGCAAAATGCGCGGCGCGCGAAATCTCTTCCCACTCGCCGGGAAATCCCGCCTTCACGCATACCCAGATGGTCTTGCCATCAGTAGTAGACCATTCCCCTTGCTCGAATATCGGATACGGCTGATCGAACCAGGATGCGTCGCGAGGATAGTCCGACCACACTCGCCATTTTCCAGGGAATCCGGACTCGATAAGTTCCCACGAAGATCCGTCGGGATAGTACAGGAAAGTCGGTTTCTCGAAGTGAGGGCCGCGTGGAATTGGCGCCTGGATTTTTTCGACGGCGGGGGGCGCCGAAAGCGGCGGTTGGGAAGCTGGCTTCGTGCGAGCCAAAAACGGAAGACCCAGCGCTGCGAAAAACTGTGCTCGTGTCATAGGCGAATTATCGCGGATTCACCACGCGGCTCAATTCCGAGTTGAACGGATGAGGGCTTTGCAGCACCTGCTTCATCGCATTTCCGATATCGTCGGCTCTGTCGAGAAAGCCTTTCGAGTCCATAGCCGTCACTGGAACCGAAACGTAAGTGTTATGCGTTACCTGGGGCGGGGGCTGCTGCCGCGCGGTCGCTTGCGGAGTCATATCGCGCGGGGAAGCTATCTCCGGCGTGTTGACTGGCACCGGGGCCTGATCGGAATAAACGTTCGATGCAAGCGGTGAAGAGGGAACGGCGGCGGTCGAACGCGCCGTAAGCGCAGTCTGGTTCAGTGCGTTCAGCAGCGCCGGAGCATTCGGAACCGGCGTGCTCTGCGGTGTCAGGGAGCTTTGGCCCAGCGTATTCATGAGCCCCTGAAAGTTGAATCCACCGCCCGTCGGGGGAGGCGGCGCGGCAGCAACTCCCGGCGTCGCCGTTCCCACATAGCCCTGCGTCGTCGTTACAACCCGGTCGGGGTGTAGCGGATCGAAGCCGGTGGCCTGATTGTAAAACTGAACTTGTGGAGCGGCACCCAGAGAATGCAGATTGCCTTTGTAGTCCCGATCCAAAGCGTTGCCCGAGCTGTCGATGGTTGCGTTGACCGCGTCGGGCCGGTTGAATTTGAGGGCTGCGAGTTCGGTGGTTTCCTGCTTCTGCCTCTCCGCTCGGGGATCGCCAAACAGTTTGCTGATGCCTTCGAGGATCGCGCCCGCGCCGGCGATAAACGGAGCGGCAGGGCCGGTGAGCGGAGCGATAGCTAAGGCCGTTTCGCCGATGCCCGCCGTGATATTGCGTCCGCCGCCTTTGGCGGCCTGGCTGATCCCCTGGAAAGCTCCGCCCGCAGCGCCGGCTACCGTGAGCCCCGCGCCGATGGCCGCGCCCGCTCCATTCGCGCCCGTCAGATTGCTCCAGACGCTGGGGGCGGGCTTGGCCTGCGCGGACGGGGACGCGCCGCCGGAGGAAGCGGCTGGTGTGCTGGAGGGCGATGAATCCGAGGATGATCCGCTGGACGAATCCGATCCGCCGGATGCGGCCTTGGATGCAGCCTTGGTCGCCTCTGCCTTTTGAGCTGCCGATACGATGGCTACCGCGCCGCTGAGAACCCCGCCCGCGCCGCTAACCGCATTGGAGGCTCCGCCGGAGGGGACTATACGGGAGATTTCAGAGCCAAAAGTCGATATCGACGCGGCGAGCTTAGCCGTCTGCGCGGATGCCGAAGACGTAATGGTATCCGATACCTTGGCACTGGCCGCCGGCGCTTTCGCCGTCTCCGAACGATCGGCGGATTTCGCCGGACTCGGAGTTGCGGCGGGTATATTCGGAGTTACGCCGGTAACGGAAAACGGCCCGGTGCTGATGCCGGACGGCTGGCCTGTGAGTGCTTCAATCTGGGCCGCCGATGCTTGCGTGTTGAGATTTGACGCCTGGGTGTTGAGGTTGGACGCTTGGGTATTGAGAGCGAGCGCTTGGAGATAATCGGGGAACCGGTCGCTGAAGGCGTTGCCCTGTGCAAAGGCCGGAGTCTGTCCGGCTTGCAGCGCGGCCTGAATCGAGGACGTGTCGCCCGCACCTCCCGCCGCGAACCGCAGCATGTGATTCGGAATAATCGATCCGCCGGGAGTGTTGATAATCTCCGGTCCGTGAGCGCCCACGATCTGCGGTTCACTCGAGAGCACCCGCGCGGGGCCGGGCTTCAGTTTGCCTGCGGGGAAATAAAGCTCGGGGCCGAGTTCGCCGGCTACGGCCTTTTCGCCGGGGCGGAGAGGCCCGCCATTGGCGCGCTGCGTCAGGTCCGGCGTTACCGCATCTTTCCTGTTGAGCCTGCCGTAATACTGCTTCATGGCGGCGCTGAATCCGCCGTTTTCTTCGATCGTCTTCTTGGCGGATGCCGGGTCTATCGATTTGCGCGCCTGCGTCCGCACGGTCTTGAGAATCTCTTGCGGCGTGACATCCGGGTTGATGGACTCCGGGACTTTGTGCGCGAATTTGGCGAGCGGGGAGTTGCCACGGCTCGAATTGCAGCGGTGGCAGCTTGTGATTAGATTGGTTGCTTCGTTCGATCCGCCTTCGCCGTGGGGCACGATGTGGTCGAGCGTCAGCTTATATTCCGGTCCGTCGCTGCCGTTCTTGCGGCAGTACGCGCATTCAAAGCCGTCCCGCTGATAAATGGCGAGCCGCTTGTGGGGGCTGATCCAATTCATCCCCTGGCCCTGACCGCCGCTGCGGGTGTGCCGATCCACCACGTCCGCGCGGCGTCCGAGAGGCACTTTCATTGCGCCTTCTTCGTCGGCCCAAAAATCAGCCCCTGTCTTCAGGATTATTTCCGCCATCTCGGGCGAGACGGCCCGAGGCCCGACGAAAGGCGCGGCGGCTCCTACGCCCGTTCCGAATGCGCCCGCGATATCGCCTTTTTTGATCTGTTCGGCGGCTGTGCTGAACGGTTGACCGATAAACGGAATGCTTCCCAGGGCGTGCCCAACCGTCCCCACAAAGGTCGGATCGGTCGCGGCCTTGTGGAATTCGGCAACGCTGTTAGCCCAAAACGCATCGCTGCGCCTTAAGGATTCTTGCTGCGTCACCGGCCGCAGCAATTCAAGCAATCCGCGCGGATCGACCTGCTTCCACGCGCTCCCGGCGAATCGTTTTACGCGGTCCGCGATCTGCTCATCGCTCGGCTGGCCCAGTTGTTTCCGCAGGACTTCTTCATCGGTTAAAACGATCCGCTGAGCGTCCGGCGGCTGGCCGGCCTTCGGCAGCGCATACGGCAATCCGGGTATCAGCGTCGCCGGATCGAATGCGCCATCGGCGGCGAAGCGCATCGTCTCGGGAAGAAACACTTCCCGCCCGCGCTCGCCCGCGATTCCATCCATGCCGCGCCGCATATAGCCGCCATCGGCGAAGCGCGGCAGATTCGCCGTGAGCATGTGGTACAGCCGCTCTGGATTGAGAGAGCCGCTGTCGGGATGAGTTTTTAGGGTGACGCCCTGGCGCTTCAGAATCTCCTGGTCTGAATCTGCCGCTTGATTATCTTGCGGTCCGTAAACGCGCTCGATCCGTTTCGCAATATCCGGTCTATTCTGACCGACCCCGACTTCATTCAGTACCTGTAAGCGGAAGGCTCGCGATTCTTCCGGGTTTAAGCCGGGAATGATCCCGTGAAATTGCACAGCATAAGCCATGCCCTCGGTCACTGCGGAAGCATCCGAAAGATTCCCGTAGAGTCCTGGCGCGTGTAGGGTGAGGTCCGCGCGGATTTTGGGGATATAGCGCGCCAGATCGCCTGTTGCGGTGATATCGGTCAGGACGGGCCGGAGCAGCGCATGGATCTCTTCGTGCCGTAATGTATCGGAGCTTTGTTTGGGATCGGTCGCCTCATTCAGGAAAATGCGGCCGAAATTCTGAGCGCCGCTTTCGCCCGCTCCGGGAGCGTCGTAGGAATAAACCGGAGTGCGCGAAATGCGCGTGTAAGCGCTCGGGGACGCTAAGCCCAGCGAGGCTTTGGCCTCTTCCCCAATGAGCCCCGTCGAAAACATCGAAGTCGATGGCTTTGACGGCGGAGTAGTCGACGAATCGTAGGCTCCGTCTGCGGCGAACCGCAGACCTTGCAGCATGTGATTCGGGACGATGCTTCCGGCGACTTCCGGGATGAATAGCTCCGCCCCTTTTTCGCCGACTACCGTCAATTGCTTGCTGCGGAGAGGGCCGCCGTTGGCCCGGAACTCCAGGGATTGAGATGGAATGGCGGCGCTGCGCAGGGTCTCGGCGGCATCGAGCTTATCGGCTGCGCTCGGAACTGGCGCTTCCGGGGCGAATACCGGGGATTGCGGAATGGCGGGCGCTGCCACTTGAGCGGGCGTCGCCTGTTTTGCGGCAGCGGGGTTTAGCTTGTCCCGTATCTGTTTGAGAACTTCGAGCGAATCGTTGGCGTTCCGGTCTATCGCGGCTTCGAGCTTATCTTCCGGTTTGGCTGCAAAGGGCGTGATGCCCGCCAGCAGCTTGCCGAGCGTCGTTAGCTCCTGATGTGGCTGGCCATCCGGCCCGGTAACGGATTTGGTCTGCCCGCCGATGGTGGGCAGGAATTTCTTAATTTGCGGATAGGCGAGACCGGCGAGATTCTCGAAAAGCTGTCTTTCGATTTTCTGGCCGACGCCCTTGAAGTAATCTCCGACCCCGCGCGCTCCTCTGGATTGAATCGCATCGAGGAAAGAGCCCGCCTGGGATTTGAAATCCTCCAGTTCTTTCTTGCGTTCATCCGCCAGTTTTTCTTCGGCGTCGAAACGTCTTTTGGCGATGTCGTCTTCGGCCTGCGAGACTTCCTTGTACTCTTCCTGGCGGAGTTTTCGTATTTCTTCTTCGGCGTCTTTTTTGCTCTTGGTCGCGTCCTTCTCGACGCGTGCAATATCCTGTTCGGTTCGGTCGACGTCCGTGAATACTCGCGCCAGATCGTCGGCCTGCCGCACGGCATCGCCGCGCAGTTCGGCCTGCCGCTTCTCGCTGGGCGTGGTGGCATTCGCTACGTCGAGCCGCGCGTTGCCTTCGGAGATTACGCGGTGGCTTGCGGACGATAGATCCGCGCGCTCGCGGACGCGCGCGATTTCCGCTTCGTCGGATTTGAGCTTTTCATCGGCCTCTCTTTTATCGAGAGCGATGATATCGAGCCGCTCCTGCTTTTCCGCTTCGTTCAGCGCTTTACGGAGAGCGTATCTGGCTTGATTTGTGGCGTCGCGGATCTGTTTCTGCCGGTCGTCCCGCGCCTTCTCGTCGTGATTTATGTCGAACTGTTCGGCCTGAAACGCCTTAAGATCGGCGATGCGCCGCTTGGCGATTTCAAATTGTGTCTTGGCCTCATCGTCGCTTTCCGTCTTCTTCTGCGCGATGTCTTCCCGGTCTTCGCCGCCGCTTGCATTGGTCAGAGCCTTCGCAATTTGAGCTTTGCCCCGCGCGGCGCTGCGCTCGGCATCCCGTTGTAATTCGAAGATGGTTGTCGCGCTGCCGCGTTGGTTCTGTATCCGGTTGAGAGCGAGTTGCTGGGCGAACTGCGCTTTCTCAGCGGCCCGTGCCTTCTCTATCCAAGCGAGATTGATTTGCCCGGCGCGGCCCGCCGCGAGCCCCGCTTCGTTGAGGAGCCGGATGCGGCTGTCGTATTTCTCATTGATCTTTTCGAGGCCGGTATATTCCTTCGTTAGGACGTCGAGATATTCCTGCTCCAGCCGTTTCGTCGTCGCTGGGCCTTCCGTCAGCGCTTTCAGCGATGCCTGGAGCTTCAGAACCGTGGCTTGCTGTTTCGCTAGATCCGCTTCGGTATCGATGCGGTTCTGGCCGACGGAAGTATAGACTTTTTGGCCGGTCGCTGGATTTGTTCGGGAATCGGTAAGGTGCGCTTGATCGTCCGCAATCTTCTGGCGGGTATCCTTGAGCGCGGCTTCGATGCCTTCCCTGGTTCCGAGCGCCTGGGCCGCGCGGCGTTTCTCGTCCTGCTCCGCTTTGGGGGATAAGATCGATAGCGCTAAGTCGTCACCGCCGAAAATTGCGGCGCTGGCCGGCCTCTTCTTCTCTTCCTCCGGTTTCAGTCCCTCAAGTTTCTTGTCCGCAGCCTTGATTTGGGCCTGAAGTTTGGCGATCTTATCGCTGTTGGCGCTCTGATCGGCGAGCAGTCGCGTTCGCTGAGCGGGCGACGCCTGTTCAAGTGCCTGATCGTTAGTTGCCTTGGCGGTCTGCGACGCCTCGAGCTCTTTTTGAAGCAAATCGCGCTGGCGCTGCGTTTGATCCCGCTCGGCGTCCTTGCGGGCCTTATCGCGATTTGCCGCGATCTCCGGTCCAACGAATCCTCCCAGCGAGTCAACAATCGCGAGCCCGGTTCCGACGAATCCGCCGCCGTGACTGGTTGCGGAGTGATCGCGGCCTAATTCATCCGCCAGCGTCATGACGATGGGGACAACGATAGGCGCGATTTTCGCGGCTAATTCTTTTTTGAACTGCCCGAACGCGACGGACAGCCTGTTAAATTCTTCATCGGTTTTCGCGAGCGATGGATTCAGTTCGGAATCCATGCCCACGTGAAGCTGCTCGACGGCGGCGAGCAATGCGCCGTAATTGAGGATGAGCGGAAGAATCTCTTTCGATCCGCGTCCCAGGATGCGCTGCGCTTCCGCGACGCGCTCGCTGGTCGAGCTGATCTTTGAGAGATGCTCAAGGACATTGAGCAGAACCGCGCCTTCGTCCCGCGCTTTTCCCCCGGCATCGAAGAGATTGATGCCGATGGCGCGGATGGCGTCGGCCGTCTTTTTGCCCGCGCCTGCTGGATCTTCCAGGGCGTTCGCGATGAAACGCGAGCTGGCTTCGAGCGAGCCGAAACTGACGCCGGCGATTTTGGAGGCTGCCGATAGCTTTTCGGCCTGCGTTTCCGCGATCCCTAAACGCAGCGCGGTATTTTCGAGTTCATGCGCGGCAAGGGCCGAATTCCGCACCAGATCGAGCGCCGCCTTCGCCGCCACTCCCAGCGCCGCGCCCACGGCAAAGGCCGCCACTCCGACCGGGCCGAGCGCATCGGCCGCGTCCCCGGCATATTGCCCGATGCTTTGCAGCGGGTTCTGAATAGCCTGGCGGATATTCGCGCCGAATGCCGTCCTGTTAGCGCCGGTGGCTTCTTTCTTCGCCCGCTGATCGAAGACCGCATTGATGCGTTGCTGAAGTTCTGCGTCCTTCCCTGCCAAGCTGAGTAGCTTCTGCCGTTCGGCTTCGATTCGCTGAAGCGGGGAAAGAAGCTCCTGCTCGAGTTGAATGACTTTCTGCCGCGCGGCCTCGATCTGTTTAGCTTCGGCGAGTTCCTGGGAACGGCCCTGCTTCGCGATTGAGGCATCGTTTTCAAGATTGGCGAGGCGATTGATCTTTTCAAGCTCGGCGGCTTCCGAGCCGAGCACGGAAACGTACTGCCCTCGTTTGGCCGAAATGCGCGCGATGCCGGAGAGTTCGCCAAGCTCCGCCTGCTGAATCTCCCGATTGAGAAGCCTGCGGAATTCATCGCGGCCCTCCTCTGCCTTCGCGGGATCGTAAGAGCCTACGCCTTCCCGTGGCCCCCTGGGGGCTTTCGCGGAAGAGTTATAAAAATCCTCCAGCGCCTTTTTGGATTCGCGTAATGCCGCAGTGCCCCTATCCGCCGATTGCTCGACCAGATCTCCGAGCACACTTACGCTCGAGCCGGCCTTTTCGGCCGCCTGGCCGTACTGCTCTAAAGGTTTGGGATCGACGGACTTGGAGGAGAGATTTTGCGCGGACTTCGCGGCGGCATCGAGGGACGATGCGGTTTTTCGTGCCGCGTTTTCTTGCGCTTGGAGGGCGGGGGTTGCTGCTTCGACGTTCTGCCGGACCTGGACTTGCGCCCCGGCGAGGCGGCGTAGTTCCGCTTCGCCGCGCGTGACGATGTTATATAAAATCTCGACCGGATTCGGCATGAGGCGGAAAGGATGAGGATTGTTATTGAGGGGAAGAAAACTAACTTCAGCGTGCTTGCAGCGCGTCGCGCTCCTGCTGCGCGCGTTCGATGCGGAGGCGTTCGTCTTCGCACTGGATCATGGCTTGCGCTGCTTCCGCCGGCCATTGCGATAGATCCGGGCCATAGAGCGACGCGCCCAACGCGCTGCTTGCGTGGCCCGCTTCAAAAAACAACTGCACCAGGCGGATCGAGCGCTCGGCGATGTACGATACGGGGCATTCGCGGACTTTGGGGAATCCATGAATCACAGTAAGCGCGCCGCTGGATGCTTTATAAGTGGGCGACCACTCGGCGCGCTTCCCGGCTTCGGAAAAATCTAATTTGTATCCGCCGCCGTGCTCGTACTTACGGCAATTTCGGGCGAGATAGAGGCCGGATTGTCTGCACTTGCCGCAGTCGTAGCGCTCGTTTTGCCATCCGCCGGACTGCTGGAAATGGAAGGCAACGACGAGTTTTTTAGCTGTTCCCCCGACATGCCCCGGACTTCTTCGATCTTGCCGATGATCTCGTAAGTCAGATGCTCCGGGCCTTTGGCTATCAGTTCTTCGATTCCCGCCGGTTGATCGTCGATGACCAATCCGCGGATATCCACCACGCCCCAGCGCAAGAGCGCCGGGTTGTAATCGAGCGCCGTTACCCGCAGCGATTCCATATTCAGGTCGCGCATCTCAAACAGCAGATCGGACGGCATATCGAACGTGGAGGCGTTCGCCTCGGCGACTGCGGCCTCCGGGTCCGGCGCATTCTTGGCCGCCGCCAGGCTCTGCTGCTTTTCGCGGTCGAAGGCGCGCCGCAGGGGGGCGAGCTTATCCTCAATCGCGCGCTGGCGCTTCGAGATATCGCGCACTTTCGAGCGGAACGGCTCGGTAGCGGCGTCGAGTTCGATCTTGTCGCCGTAGGACGGCTTTTTCAGCGTGACGCTGATTTCAGGATCGTATTCGGATTGGAACGAGATGGTTCTGTCGTATTTCATAAGTGGGGAAGGGGCCGGGAAGAGAAGATCCCGGCCCGCGAAAAAACTTAGCTGACCGTCAGCGTCAATTCGTCTTCGCCAACGCCGGATCCGTGCGCTGTGGCATCCGGATAAACAACGGCGAAGCGAAGCTGCGAATCGTCGCGCGTGGGAGCGTCGAGCTGAATGCCCGTGAGGGCGAAGGTGAAAATGCTGCCGGTAACGGTACCGATCTGGCAGGACGCGTTGATGAGCGCCTTCGATTCGGCGGCTGCATAGATGGTTTCCTGGCCGCTGCTGTCGTCTTCATACATGTTGAAGCCGAAGGTCACCTTGCGCGTGCCGCGCTCGATGCCCGTCGAGTAATAGGTGCCGAAGGTATCGTGGACCAGCGCTACGCCGGTCTCGACTTTGATCGTGGCGGTGCGAATCGTTGCGAGGGTGATTCCATCGACCGTGAGCGATCCGGTGAATCCGGCGATGATGCCGCCGTGCGTTACTGGGGAGCCGGGCTCGGCCGGGAAGCTGACCAGGCCGCCTTTCTGCGTTGTATCGGAGGTCGAGAAGAAGAGCGAGTTATTGACATACATCGCCTCTCCCTCGCATTGCCATTCGGCGATGTCCTGGCCGAGATTGATCGTCGCGGAACTCATCACCGCGCCGAGCGCGACGCGCTGCGCGGCGGTCGATGGATCGCGATAGTCCCACAGATTCGCCGATACGGTGGAAGCCTTGGACAGCGTGTAAACGCCGCCGGAGGAGGCATTGGAAAACAGGAGCTGCCACAGGACATCGGCATCGGGCACTCCGCCCGAGCCGTTGACCAGCGATCCTTCATAGTTCCATTTGGCCCTGACGCGCCCACGGACGCCGGACGGAGGCGTGAAAGATCCGAACTTATCGCGGCGGACCAGCGTCGGAATCTCATTATCCATCGACGCCTTGATGAGCCGGCAGGCATTGTCATTTCCGGGCGCGACGGCTTGGCCGTAAGTGCTTTCGAGAGTGAGGTACAGTCGCTCTAAGCGACTAAAGACAAAATTAGGCATTGCGGTTTCTCCAATGGCCCGGAAGCGGGCTCAAACTGAAATCTGGTTTTGAAAAGTTGGGGCTTTTTAGGTCGCGACGTGCAATTCAAACGTCAGCGGTATGTGATAGCTCTGCAGCCAATTCTTGGCGTCCTGCGTCAGGCGCGAACGCTCGAAAGAAATGTCTCCGTTCCAAACGACCCCCAGCGCATTGCCCCAATCGCGCAAAGCAGGATCGTTGAACGTGCCGTACATGGCTTCCTCCACGCAATCGCCGAAGGTTTCAAAATCCGGCAACAGGCGCGAATTGATCCAGGAAACGAAAAACTTGATCGAAATAAAAACAGGACCCGCGAACAAGTTGAACTTTTCGAGTTTCGCGTCGCGGCTCCTGTTGCTGAATAAAACCATAGCCGGATAGGTCGAGGCGCTAGTGGTATCGATGTCCGCCGGCACAATGTCGGCCTGGAAGAAGTTCAGGCTCGCGGGGCTGAAATCGATCGGCAGGACAAATCCGTAGGGCAGCGCCAGCCCGGCATCGGCGAGCGCCAGGGTCAATCGGGGATTGAAACCCGTGCTCACGTCGGAAAGTCTGGTGAGGGCCGCGTTACGGACCTGTCTGCTGATCCGGCTCATTAGTTGCCGAGATGCGCCACGGCGCGGATTTCAACCTGAACGGTCAGGGTTGCCGAAGAGTTGGTCAGGAAGAGCTTCGTCACATCGGCGGAGAAGGGGCAGCGCCCTACGGTGTCCGCCGAAAGCGACCAGTTGAGTTCCTGGCCGGCGGTCATGGTGATGGTGTCGGTCGGAGAGCCGGAGCTGTTGGTCTTGATCGTCACGGGCTGGCTCGCGTAGATGCACAGCGATTGCAGATTGGCGCGCACGGCGGCCCAATCGACCTCGTGATTCGTGGTGGAAATCGCGACCGTTACGGAGGTATTGAGCGAGCTATCGTCGGTAACCGTGGTGCTTCCGGTCAGGATGACGCCGGACTCGTCGCGATAGGACCGGATGACGGTATGAGTAATGGACATGGGAATGGTTTCGCCTTTCGCGGCGGGGAATCGCGCCGCACGATGGTTTGAATTTTCGGGGAAGTTCTTTTAACGGCGGGCGCGGAAACGCTGCGCCCAGCGCTCTTCTAAATCGAGCGCGACGTTGCGGTTATCTTCGGGCGAGCTATCGAGGAAATGACGCCGCGGCAATTTGGCCGTGCCTTCGTTGTGCCCTTCGGCTTTCGCGGCATTTTCGGGATCGTAAATTCCTACGCGCCCCTGCCGCGCTTTCGATTTGAAATCCTTGAGGCCGATGCGCTCTTCGGAGGCTCCGGGGCCGAGACGGAAATTATCGGCCGATACCTGCATCGAGTTCCGCATCCGTCCGCTCCAGGTGAGATCCACCGGCGAGACGTTGCGGCCCGACTTATCGCGTTTCTTCGCATAGGCCGGCGAATACGGAGCAAAGGGTTGGCCGTCGGCATCGATGCCCCGGTCCATGCGCTGAACGATGCGCGTGCGCTGCCGCTGCATCGCGAAGAGAATGTCGCCTTCGGTCGGCAATGCGTCGTCGAGATTCAACTCGAGCCCGCGCGCGTTTGCGGACATAGTGGCTGAGGACATTGGGGGTTAACCGTTTATCGCGGTGTTAACTGTTTTCGATCTTTAGATGGTCCGTAGGAGCGGCGTAAATGTCATCGGGCCGCACGTGTTCGGAAACTGCGGTGAATACGGATATGGCGCTGTCATCGGGTACGGCACGGTCGCCGGTTGAACTGGCGGCACGCCTATCGAGGGAGAGCAGGCGCAGAAATCGACATGCGGCGCATTCATTCTTTGGCAGCGAGGGCATTCCCAGGGTTTGTGTTCCATATCGTTCTCGCGCTCCTTTTCTGCTAAGCTCGCCCAGTGATGACGAAGGAAAATCACCGCATCTACGCGCACCGGATCGTTTGGCAAAAACATTGGGTCGAGAGATACTGCCGGACGCCGCTGGTCCCTGAGGCGCTATTGATCGACGATGCAGCGCTTCCGTGCCTGCATAAGCCATGGTCCGGATGCGTGCTCAACAATTACTGGTATCTGACGGCCCCTAACGAACTCTGCATCGAACAGCCAAGATCTGGGTGGACCGAGGAGAGACGGTCGCAGGCTTTTACCCTCTCAGAGCAGGAGGTTATTACCGCCGTCTGCCACATCGGAGCAATATCGCCCGAAATGGCCATGGGCGTAGCGCGGATGGCGATGAAACAGATGAACTGTCCGCAATGCAGCCATGCCCTGAAAGAGCATTTAGAAACTCCCCTGATACTTCAGTTGGAAGCAGAGAAGCCGCCGGATCATGCCTGGTTAAAATGCGTGCGCGGCTGCGGATGCCCCTATTTTTGCGGCGACATCCCGCTGACGGACTGCTACGTACTCGACTGGTTCCACAGCGCGGAGGGACTAAGCGAACTGGGAAAGTATGCGTCGCAAAACAATCTCCAATCGATTCTTGCCGAGTTACACCGTCCGAATCCCGGAGGGCTATGCTGCGCACTCGGCCATCGCCAGAACGCCTAATTCAATCCCAGAAGCAGAAATCCGGCGAACCACGCTTGCGAGATGGGCCGCACGAAACGGACGTAGAGATATTGCGGCAGCGCGGAAGAGATCGCCACCTGAACGATGTGATCGCGGCCGTCCAATTCCCAGTTCTCATAGAGCGTCGTGATTTGAGGCTTCATGCGGCCTTGGCCTGCTCTTGTTTTTCGCGCGCGCTCAAATCGACCAGCCAGGTATGGCGGCAGTTAAACCCGCCGCCGGAGATCATGACATTCGGAATTTGTCCGTTGCTCATCTGATCGATCTTTGCCCGCGTGTAGCTCTTGGCGGCTTTCAACAAATGCTCGCAGAAGGGCCGCGTAATCGAATCGTCCGGCCCGGAGTATACATACTCCAATTCTTCCTCCGGCAGATCGGCTTCGATCCTGCGAAATGTCGCGTCGGTCATCGTCCGGTAGAACGAGATCTGCGCCGTGTCCGCGATGGTTTTGGCTTTTCCGACGGAGGTTTCAAGGCGCGTCGCCAACATCTCGACCAGGTCCGAAAACTTCAGACCCGCGATGCTGAACATGGCGCGCTGCATGGTGTTGCGCGCGGCGGTTTCCGCGACCATTTCGAGCGACGTGATGGCGTTCAGCTTCAACGCCGTAAACAGATTCAAATCCGAGGCCGTGAACCCGACCGGATGCCCGATACCCAGATATTGCAGGATGTCCTGCAGAAAAACCGTCTGGCCCGTGAATTCATTGGTGAAGGAATTCAGCAGTGTGTTATAGCCCGCATCGTCGAGATATTCCATGAAGCGGTCGTCGAGACTGCGGATAATCCGCAGATTTCCCGGCGTGCGATCCACGGTTCCATCGGTGATCGAAAGCTGTCTCTGGAGATAGCCGGTCAAGGACGCCTGCGCGCGGATCGTAATCATCCGCAGGTGCGTCTCGAACGCATCGAGCATGGAATCGAGATACCGCCCGTGCCGTCTGTTGACGTCCGAAAGGTCCGCCATTTAGCGCTGGTACCCGAAGCCGGTATATTTTCCGGCGCCGCTGGTCGATTTCACCGTGATCTTCGAGGGATCGATCACGTCGGAATCGTATTCGTCTCCTACGATGAACGTTCCGCCAGGCGACAATTTCGCCATGAGCTTCACGCTCACCGGGTCGGTGGCATAGAGCAGGATGTACTCGCTGGCGGAATTCGCCTGGTCCGCCTGGACCAGCAGTTTATTGACATTCCCCGTCGAGACGAGGACGGTGTCGAGCGTCACGCCTCCCGTGGTCGCGGTGGGGTTGTCGAGTCCGAAAATTGCCATGTGATCTTTTTCCTTTTCCTTCAGGCCCTTTGCAGCACATTCTCAAATGCGTAATTTGCGTCCGGTAGTTGTCCGGGATCGAGCGCCGCGCCGGGTGCCGGGAAAAACGTAAACGTGGGCGTCGCAATCGGAACCGGCGTCGCGTTTTGAAGCATCGGCGTTCCGCCCGTGGGAGCCGCGTACACGTTCCAGCCGGAAGCGATCAAAGGCGAAAGCACGCCGTCCGCAAATGTGGAACTGCCGTATGGCTTTCCATTCGGCGGATTCAACGACGCGATACTCACTTCGATCAATTCATTGAGCGGCAGCGTGAAGGTCAGCACCGCCGAAGGCCCGCTTTCGCAATTCTGTTTGCTGACCGGCGAAACGTAGCGCGTCTGATCGACCCAGGTGATCGCGATGTCGTAAAGCGCTTGCGGCGACGATCCGCCGGATACCGCGCTCAGATTCGAGGCGTCCCAGGTTCCCGCATTAAATTCGTGAAGCGCTCCGGGGCAGGGAAGCGGCTGCAATACAATCGGCAGTCCTTTGCGCCAGAGGCTCGCCGCATGGCAGCGTTCGTCCGCTTGAAAGCGCTGCAATTTGGATTCGTAGCGATCTTTCCCGAGACGCGCGCTCGCGTCCCGGTAGAACAGAACCAGCGCGCGATAGACCATCCAGCGCGCGAGCGGCGGCAGCCGGTTCGCAGATGGGTCCGTCACGATCACCTGACCCAGGAAAAAGCGGGAGCGGCTCACGCCCATTCCATAGTTGGTGAGCAGCGTCGCCATCTGAATTCCGGCGCCGGCGAGCAGATTGACGTACCCGCCGAACGAGTCCATGCGCTCGAAGAGAGCGTCCGCGCACTCGTCCCAGGCTTGATGACAGATCCCGGAAACGTCGATGCTTTGCACGGACGCAACGGAAGTAATCTCGGAATCGAGATTTGTCAGCAGCTCCGGCGTGATGACGTCCGAATCGGTATAGAGGGCCACGTTATTTCTTGAGCTTCGCTTTGGCGTCCGCGCTTCCGTCGTGCTCCGGTTGATCTTCGACGCGGCTGACGATCACGCCGGGGGCGAGCGTGATATTGATGGGCTGTTTCCGGTCCAATTCTTTTTTGGCGTTTTCGGCGGCATTGCGCCGATCGGCGGCGATGTGCCGCTCGATCTCCTCGGGCGTGGCCAGCCGATGGGTCGCCCGCGCAATGCAGCGCGCCGCGACTTCGCGATTGACCTGCGTAACCGATCCGCCCCGGTTGTTGCTGTTCTCCTCATCGTCGAGCGACATCACGTAATAGTCGTCGGCGGTGAGCGATTCGCGCTGCCGCTGAACCTTCTGCCAGAATTTTCTCTGATCCATAAACTCTCTCTCTTCGGGAAAAAAGGCCGGCGGGATAAAGCCGCCGGCTCTTCAAAGGGCCATGAAAGCCGGCTTAGGTGGTGACCTGAACGGCGAATTCGTTGCGGAGCTTGCCGACGCCATAGAGCACGTCAACCGTGAATTGCTGCGCTAATGTGTTCGGCTGGTAGCTCATGATCACACGCAAGCCGAAGTTGCCCAGTTCGGCGTACTCGGCGATCGCGCCGGTCCCCGGAAGGGGTTGCGGCAGCCGCCGGATGACCAGGCCCATTGCGTCTCTGGCAAACGCGAGATTATGCGTCGCAATCGTCGGGGACACGCCGGTTTTCTGCACGAGCTGCGACCGGAAAATGAAAAAGTCCTTCAGCCTGCCGACGGTGCCGGATTCGATGACGTTGATGTTGCCCTGCAACCCCGCGGCGATCGTCTGCAATTCGCTGAAGCGCGGAATCTGGCGCAACGCTCCGTAGGTACCGGAATCCACCACCAGATATTTCTGGAGCGTGGCTGGCACCTTGGCATCGAACAATGCTTTTTCGGCGGAATCGAGCACCGCTTCGGTGATGGTGGTCGCGGCGGTTCCGACGGCCGTGTTGAACGTGAATTCCGGGTAGAGCGAGAGCAGGTCGGACTCGATCTTTTCCGCGATCGCAATGACCGCCGGCTGCATGTAGATCTTCAATAGATCCGGGACGGCCAGAACCTTCGTGATATCGGGAATCTGGAAGGTCGCCTCGGCGTGCGTGTTGAGCACGATCTGCGCGTTTCCGAGATTCGGATTCTGGGTTGTGACGCTGCCGCCTTCCGCGATGTTGTTGGCGGTCAACTGCGCGGGAATCGGCACATTGACCGTATCGCCCGACTGGGCGAGGGTGGGCTCGTAATCGCGGTTGACGAGGTTTCCCATTACAAGATTCGACATAAGGGCCGGGAGCGCGTCCACGGCCACGAGCTTAACGATCGCGTTCGCGACGTTCGCTGATGTAATTGCAGGCATTTGTTTCTCCTAAGAGCTTGATTTTTTCTGGCCGATGCTGGATCGATCTCTACTGGCCGAGTAGCGCTTGCTTGGCGACGCGGGCGATGTGCTCCCGCACGCGCTGGATCTCTTCCGGCTTGGCGCCGGTCCTGATTTCGTTCATGTCCGGGACGTCTTGTTTTCTGCCGCCCTGATTGTGGGCGCCCGACCCGGAGCGTTCGACGCCCGCGAGATAGTAATTATTCAGAGCCAATTGCGCGTCGATGTATTCCTTGGCCGGGGTTACCCCATCGGGGCCGACCAGAGTTTCACCGTCCTGCGCCCGCTTGATTTGCAGGCTCATGATGGTGAGAAAGTTTTCCTTCGCGTTGTCGTCCGCGTAGACGTAATTCGAGGTCATGCTGCGGATCGTGCTGATGCGGTCCTTTTCCTCCGAGCGCTTGGCGATCTGCTCGCGTTCCTTCACTTCGTCCTTGAGCTGCTTGTGGACGTCGGAAAGCTGGCGCTGCAAAACGGTCACGACGGAACGGTCAACGGTCGCGGGCGCATCTTTCGGGGGCTCTGGCGCGGGAGGAGGAGGCTCGGGCGGATCGGGCGGAGGCGCAGGCTTCAATGCGGCGAGCTTGGTATCGATGACTTGCTCGACTTTGCCGAGGAATTGCGTCATGAAGGCGTTGACATCGAATGGAGGCGCGGCCGGGGGAGTTCCTCCGCCGGCGGGAGCTGGGTCGGGGTCCATGAGAGGACCCGTGAGAAATTTGTGCATAAAAGATTGGGGTGACTACCTATGCGGCTTCGCGCGCCGCTATTTTGGCGAGCGAAGTTTCAAGCGAGTGCCCGAACGTTCCGGCCTGCGCCTGTTGCTGCATCTGCGCGCGCTCGGATTTGGTGGGAGCGGTTTCGATTTCCTGCGCTACCTTATCGCGCAATTGAGAACTGGAAGCGTCTTCCATGAAGTGCAGCGCGGCGCGTTTCAGAGCGAATTTTTCAAACGTGTCCGAAGGGATATTGAGATCGAGGGCGGCCTGCACCGATACAATTTCTCCCAGCTCGTCGCGATCCTCGAAAGCGAAGCCCTGGATTTCGATGGCCAGATCCGGCGGCATGGCCGAGGCGTAGGCGGCGTCTTCGATGGTCTGCCGCGTTGCCTCGCGCAGGATCGCGCCGAATTCGTTCAGCACGTCGGAAGACGGCGCCATATCCAGTTCCTTCGAGTAGCCGGAAGATGCGGAAGCCGAAGCCGACGAGGATCTGCCCTGCGCCTGCAGATACATCTGCCGGTAGATTTCTTCTCTCAGCGAGGCGATGCGATCCGCCGCCACTTTGTAGGATCTGCCGGCCGGCTCCGTGTAGCTGAAGGTGTCTCCGGTCGATAGTTTGATGTAAGCCGTTTCGGAGATTTTCGGCGGCTCCAGATAATCTCCGGTGATGACAGCCACCGGAAGGCAGCCCATCATCAGCGCCCATTGATAGGCATTATCCTGATTCAGATGTGCCAAGACTTGCGGGAAGACCCGGTATCCCAGGCGTAGACCATGCGGCAGGGAAATGCGGCGCACCGGAACCCGTCCCGTCCCCGCTAAGGCGTGTGGACCTTCGGCGACGAGCTGCGCCATGCGCTCGTCCGCCGTCCCCAGGCTTTGCCCATCCGCCCGGACGCTTTCGTAGACCCGGAACCGATCGGTGTCGAAGTAATACCAGCGGTCGGTGATGGCGGGGGTTCCGCCCAATTCCTGCTGCCGCTCTTCCGTCCGAATTACGATCCAGGCGAGATTCCCGTAGCGGTCGTCGCCCCAGTTGATTACCTGCTGCGGCGTGAAATTGATGAGATACGGATCGAGCGCGCCGCTGAGTCTCTGCTGCCTCAGATTGAGATTGCGCTCCGCCGCCGGCAAATCGAGCAGACAGTAAGAGACGCCGTAAAGCACAGCCGCCTCAAACCACTGCTTCGGCATTTGTATCAGCGTTGTGCCGGCGCGATCGCAATTCGCGAGAAATGGAGCGAGCGGATTGTCTGCGATTTCCTCGCCGCCCGCTGTCGTCAGATGGATGCTGAGCGGCTGTTCGGCGAGCTTCGAGGTGTACCAGCCGATCGCGCCGCCCAGGATGTTCTGGTAAATGAACTGACTCAGACGCGCGGAATAGACCTGGCCCGGCTCCGCGGGACGGCTCCACAGAAAATTAGAGGCCCGCTGTTTAATGGCCCAGCCGCCCTCGTAGAGAAGGTCGATCTGTTCCCAGAACTGATGAAATTCAATCCACTCGGGATGTTTCTGATCGAGAGCGGATACGGATAGTGAGCCGGGCATGATTGATTCGGAGTTTTCCCGTAATGCGAAAAAACGGAAGGCGTCAGAACGTCAGAAAACGTGCCATGAGGAGGCGGCCCGTTTTCCCGTTCTGGCGCGGAGGACCGCCGCGCCGCGACGCCTTCCGGGAAAGGCGCATAACTTAACAAATAGCTTCTTGTTAAGTTACGGGCCATTAAGGATTAGTACTCAAGCCAAAGGCTTATGTTCGCGGTACCCGCGCTATCGAGCGCCTGCACATACAACCGCAGACGGGCGCTGGTTACGCCGAAGCGGTTATCGGGCACGTTGTAGCTTCTCCAGGTCTTGGAGATTCCGGTGTGTGGAACCGTGCCGGAGATATGGAAGACTTCCAGCGTGCGGATATCCGATACAAAACCGTCCGCCGATTCCTGAATCGAGACCAGCGCTTTTTTGCTGGCCGTCATGGAGTCGATGGAAGCCTTGATCGTGAAATCGCCGCTGATGCCGGAAATATCATAGGCCATCGTCACGACGCCGCCGGAGGTATAAGCGCCGGTGCCGGTGATGCCGGTTGTCAGATTCGCGTCGGAATAAAAGCCGAAGGTGGTTGTGCTATAGCTGGTTACCTTGGCATAGCCGACCGTGTTGTCGGTCGTGGTCCCGCCGACGCCGGTAATCTGGATGGCATCGCCATCTTGCAGATTGTGGGCGGCCGAGCAGGTGATGACGGAAGGCGTCGCCACGGAAGCGCCGGAGACGCTGCAGCCGAATGCGCCGGTAGCCGCGTGCGCGCGGTTCGATTCGATCGGATAGACCGTCGCGGCGAAAGCCGGCGCGATCGCCAGCATGAAAGCAAGTGACAGAGTTAGTTTCTTCATGAGTTTGTTTTTCCTTGGTGCGGCGGTTGGCCGCGAAATTTTGGTGAAGCGCCGCGTTAGACAATCACGGTGGATCGGGGGCCGCCCCATTCTCTGAGCGGCCGGTAGTGCCAGACCAGATATCCTAGAGCGTCCGAAATATGCGTCCGCTTGGGATCGTTTTTCGCGATATCGTTCAGCGCGTTTCCCGCGGCATCGCGTTTCCAGCAGACGGCTTCAAAATCCTTTTGCAGCTCTCTACAGCGCGGATCGATCTTCATCCGCGCTTCCCCGGATTGGCTGCGCAGCGTCGAATTCACTGCGGTGATGCGATCCCGCACGGGAGGGTTAGCCTGCGGAACGTAAAACGCCGCTTTGATCTCGGGAACGTGCTGCAGAAATTCGCGGACCGTCTGCCAGTCGGTTTTGAGAGAGGACGAATGCCCGCTCGCGCCGGTCGCGTCGCCGAAAACATAAACCGTCAGCGTCCGGCCTTCCTTCAGCCAGCCGCGTTCCGTGATGCGCTTCAGAAAGGCATCGCAGGCTTCAATCGTCCGCGTATCCGGCAGAACCAATTCATCGAGAATGCGGATCTCCGAAGTCTGCCGCCCCAGCATCGCCTGGTCGCGTGTCGTGGTGTCGATGACTTGGCCGATCACCGAGCAGGCTGGATCGATATTGAAATCGAGCGACCAGCACAGCGGGAAGTGCGGATCGTATTCGATCTTCTTTGCCGCGTGAATCCCTGGCGCAAAGCAGTAATAGGCGACGCCGGCGAACAGGTTTTCAAATGAGGCTTCGTATTCCTGCCGGAAGGTTCGTTCGTCGAGATCTTCCCGCGCCGCTTCGATTTCCGACGGAAGAACGTTTCCGCCGTCGAGCGTCGTGAACTGATAGGCGCCCCAATCTTCGGCAGCCCGCGCTTTTTGATATAGCCGGAAGAAATGATTCCGGCCCTTCGGAGTCCCGATGAATAAGGCGCTTCCGAGCCTATCGGAGAGCATTGGCCGGAGGGCTTCGGTCCAGGCTTCCTCCGCGATATCCGCGTATTCGTCGAGCACCAGACCGTTGAGGCCCACGCCGCGGAGCGAATCGTAATTATCGGCGCCGCGTAATGCGATGCGCGATCCCCAGCGCAAATCGATGGACAAGTCCGATTCGTTCGGCTTGCCCGCCGTCCAGGGAGCCGCCAGGCGCTTCAGCTTGCGCCAGACGATCTGTTTCGCCTGCCGGTAAGTCGGGGCCACATACCAGGCTTCCCGGTCCGGTCCCCAGGCCATCCTCAATAGTTCGGGGACGGCGAGAAACGTTTTTCCAAAGCGTCTCCCGGCCACTACCACGCGAAAGCGCCTATTGTCTTGGAAGATTTGCGTCTGTGGAGGCGTCAGGCTGATCGTCGGTTGCAAGCTGCACGATGAAGGGCGGTATTTCGGCGGAGGATTTTTCCGCTTGATTCGCGAACGGTCCGGTTGCGGCCTGTATGCCGGTTTCGCGGAGCTCCGCGTTGAGCCGGGCTTCCCCGGCCAGATTGATCCCTTTGACGTCGGTCACAACCACTTTGGCCGGCGCCGTAATTCTACCCTTCTCATCCCGCACGGCTTCGATGGTTTCTTCGCGCCGCATCGTAACGGCGGGAGCTGCGCTCGCCTGTTTCAGTTGCGTCCGCATTTCGCGAAACCGCTCTTCCACCACGTCCTGAAATTCGAGTTGGAACTTCGCGCGTCTTTTCGCGAGCCGTTTCAGCTCCGCTTCAAACTTGGCCTGCTCTACCTGTTCGCAGTGCTGATCGTAGGCTTCGGCTCTCCGTACCCAGGCGTGATCGCTCGACCATTGCCACCAGTAGCGCGGGGCGCGTTGGGCATCGTCCGTGATTCCGGCGCGCTGCCGCCAGACCTTATCGATCGATCTTCCCGGCCCGTAGTCGCGGTAGGCGCGGAAGGCGTGATAGGCCGGTTTCGATTCTGCGGGATCGCGGTCGAAGAGTGCCACACGGTTGTTTTTTTTAGCGGGTCCGCTTGTGCTGCTTGCGCGGGGCGTTAGTTGCTTTGGCGGGCGTTGCTTTGGCGCGGGGCACCTTGGCGGCCTCGGGGTTGGCGAGCTTGGGTTCGATGCCGAGCTTGGACATGCGCTCCAGGATGACGGCGCAATATTTGGGCTCAATCTCCAGGCCATAGCAACGCACGCCGGTTTGTTCGGCGGCGACAAATTGCGGCCCGGAACCGGCGAACGGCTCGTAACACGTCTCACCGCGCTTCAGGTGTTTACGAATAGGAACTGTAAACAACTCGACCGGCTTAGGAGTCGAGTGATTAAATTCACGCCGGTCTGCCTGCGATACGGACTTCAATTCCCAGACGGTCGTTTGATTCCGCTCTCCGTCACCGTGCCCATAATCCGGTGGCTGAGAACCCTTGACCCAGCCCATGAAACACGGCTCATGCTTCCAGTGATACTGGCCGCGCCCGAGCAGAAGAACCGGCTTAACCCAAATGATTTGACGATGGAGGATAACTTGCGCGGCGGCGGCGGCGGCGGCGGCGGCGAAGAATCCTTGAGTGAGATGGGCGTGCCAGAGATACCATGCCGCATTTTTAGAAAGAGCGTGCGAAACGGAAATACGGAAAACGGACTCTAAAAACTGCTGTAACGCTTCATCTTTAAATCCGTCATTGGCGACACGCGGCTTGGCGACACGCGGCTTGGCGACACCCGGATTCGGTCTTTCAGAATTGTCATAATCCACGCCATATGGCGGATCGGTGTTCATTAGCCCGGCGCGCTCGCCTTGCATCAGCGCTTGGACATCCGCCTCGTTCGTCGAATCGCCGCACATCAGCCGGTGCTTGCCGATCTGCCAGATCTGCCCGCGTTCGGTATGCCACTTCTCGCGCAACTCTTCGGCACGGTCAATCGGCGGCGGCTCGTCTTCCGCCACTGACCCCTCGGGCGTAAGCAGCGCATCCCCGGCCCGCTTCAGAACTTCATCGAACGCTTCCTGGTCATACCCGGCGCCTTCCAACCCGCCCGCTTCCGACTGGACCGATTGCAGCATCTCCGCGAGCATCTGATCGTCATAGCCGGGTGATAAATCGTTCGTCCGGTTGTCGGCCGCCATAATTCGCAGTTCGGCGGCTTCGTCCTGCGCCTCGATGAAATACACCGGGATTTCCGTGAAGCCGGCGGCTTTGGCGCGCTCCCAGGAGCCGTGCCCGGCCAGGATGTAGCCGGAACGGGAAGAGGCGACTACGGGCTTGTAAAAGCCATTGGCCGCGATGGATTTGTCGATAGCTTCGTCCGCGTGCTTCCTTGCGTTCCGCGGATGCGGCTTCAGATCGTCAATCGGGACCAGCCGGCACTCGTGGCGTAGGATCGGGGACGATTTAGCGGCCTTGTTTTTTCGGGCGGGCAAACAGATCCTTCAGCAGACACTTCAGAACGTGGCGGAGCACCAGCAGGGAATTACGCACGGATCAAAAAGTCCGTCTCACCGGAGTGGTTTTCGCCAGACGTTGCACCGGCCCGCGAAAATACTCTTCCGCCGGATAGAGCGCGTAGGGTTTCAATGTCCGCGCGGCATGTCCGACCCGCTGCTCGACCCGGTAGACCTCGTGGAAAAACGTTCCGCGCACATAGCCGCCCGGAAGACGCGGGATGCACTGATGGAAATCCTGACCCGAGAGAAAGTAATGCTCGAAAATGCGAAGCTGAGCCGCCGTCAGAATCCGTCTTGCGAGCAACACGAAGTCCGCGCAGAACTCGATGTCTTTCCGCGACCAGATCCCAGGATGTCCGGTGCGCAGCGCGTTGCGCGAGGCGCTGAGAAACGGCCCCGCTTGAATCTCGTGATAGCGCGACAGCAAGCGGACGAAAATGCGCCGCGTGACGCAACCGCAGGGATACCCCTCGCGGTAAACATGCGATTGTCCGGTCCCGTAGCAGCGCTGGCAGCGGTCCGCCGCGAGTAAACAGGTGAACTGGCGCGACCATTTGGAGGGATCGCGCCTCGGCGGTTCGATGCGAACACGGAACTTCACGGGCTCCGTATCCTCCACAGGGTCGTTCCAGGGGCGTGCTAGTGCGGCGCAGCTCAATCAAAAGCGCTCTTTAGGGGATGCGGACGATACGGAGGCTCGCGATCCGTTCGTCGAGGGCCTTATTGTGTTCCTGGTACACGTCGTCGCGGACGTAGGTGGCGTCGATCTTGTCGAGCAGCTTAGCGGTGAGGCTCAGCAATTCCGCGCGCAGCGTGAGCTTGATCCACAAATTGACCGCCGTTCCCGCGCAGGAGACGAGGGAAACGGCGATGAGAGCGAGCGTGTGTGAATCCATGTGGCGAGTGATAATTCAAAGCGGCTTCACGGACGTCGTCGTCCGCCTCGAACAGCCAGGCCCATTCGGTTTCCCACATGTGAGTTTCAGCGGAAGAGGTTTCACAGCAATCACGGAAGTCACAGCGGGGCGAGCATCAGACCAGATCGGCAACAGTGCACTCGACGGAAATCGCTTGCTTGAACATTTCGACGAGCACGATGAGCTTGCCCTTGCCGCCCTCTTTTTCCCGTATAAACACGCCGGACACGCCGCGCAGGGGGCCGCATTTGATCTCGACTTTCGCGCCGGGTTCAAACGACCGGCACGGTGAGGCGTTGGTCATCCGCGATAGCTCCCGGATCTGTTGCACTTCCGCGTGGGAAAGCAGGGAAGGACGCCCGGCACAACGGAGGACGTCGTAGATGCCGGGCGCGTGAAGGAGGGACAGACCATGGCGGACGAGAAGGTAACCGGGAAACAAAGGCGATTCGACGGACTCGGGCGCGCGATGCGAAAGCTGGCGTTTCCGCCGGTAGACCGGCAGGTAGTTTTCGATGCCGCGCTGTGCGAGATAGCCCGCGATCCAGATTTCACGGCCGCAATGGACGCGCAGCACGTTCCACGGATCGGGGCGGGGAAGCGGTTTCCAGGGGTTTTCGGGGCCGTTCGGGCAAGGCTCACGCACAAGAAGTAGGGAATTCCGCTTCCGGCTGCCACTTATCCGGGCACTTATGCGGGCACGCGCACGCAGGTGTACACCCTATAAGTACAAGCAAGCGGCAAAAAATAAACGGGCTAAGTAAAAATAAATGCGCCGGAAGGTTTTAGGCCGCCATCCTTTCGTTCAAAGGTTGTCCTGCAAGAGCCGCGCTAAGGCTTCGGTATGCAAGCGCCGCCACGATTGGAATGACGCCGTTTCCAAGGGCTCGGAGTCTGTCCACCCGAGAGGAAGCCCCATGAGAAGTTCCACGAAGCGCGGGTTCAAGCGAGGCGTCCCGTCCGAGAAGTTCGCGCCAGGCGTCGAGATCGCCGGGGCCGGGGGGAAAGATTGGCAGGCTGGCCATTCCCGCGCCGTTGCCGCTAAGTCTTCGCCGCCCGATCCGCGGTTCTTCCGGCTCGCTCTCGCTTCCAGGCCGCCTGTTGGAACTTTGGGCGTAGGCCAGAACCGCGCCTGCCGATCGAGTCCCGGTTCGTCCTTGCGTTCCCCGCCGCGGGACCGGAAGGAGTCCGAAGCCGGCGTCTGCCAACTCATGACCTGCTTGGCAAACTCCCCGCCGCCGCCCGCCGTCTTGCCGCGCTTGTCGGTGTTCTGAAAACCGTGCGGTGTTTTCCGGTTCCGCGCCGCTCCCGTCAGCGAATCCGTCGCCCCCGGATGATTGCCGCAACTCTCCGCGTCTTCGGTCCGCGCGCTCGGCCAGGCAGAACAGCCGCTGCCGTTTGTGCGGGGCCCCGACTTCTGACGCTGTAAAGAGTCCCGCCGCGCAGCGGTAACCCATGCGTCGAAGCTCTTGCGCGACTTCAAGGAATCCGAGTCTAAGATGGCCGGCGACGTTTTCAAGGAAGACCTGCCCGGGTTGCATTTCGCGGACGATGCGCGCGACTTCGGGCCAGAGATGCCGCGGATCTTTTTCGGCGAGCCGCTTACCGGCGCACGAGAACGGCTGGCAGGGATAACCGGCAGTGAGGATATCCACCCGGCCGCGCCACGGTTTGCCGCTGAAGCTGCGAAGATCGCTCCAAACCGGCGCAGCGTCGAGCGTTCCGTCTTCAAAACGCGCAACCAGCTTTTCGGCAGAAGTGATTTCCCTTTCCACGTACAGGATCGTGCGAGCTTCCGGGATTGCGAGCCGCAATCCGAGATCGATCCCGCCGATTCCGGCGCATAGGGAGACGATGGAATATAGAGCCACACGTTACCTTTTCCCGATTTCAAGAAGCATCAGGAGTACACATCCAGCGTCAGGGTATAGAGCAAAGCCCAGAGCACGGCGGCCAGGGCCACGGCGTAATACAGCCAAAACTTCAACGCCTTCCCCCGGCCCGCCAGCGCCTGAGGACCGCGCAATCGTATAGCTCATCGAGGCGTTTCAACGTGGCTTCTAATTCCGCCAGTTCCGCTTCGATCACGGCGCGATCGAGCAGCGAGGCGTTGGGGAGCTGCTCTCTCATCCAGCGTTCGGCTGAGCACACATCCTGGATCAGCATGGCCCGCATATAAGCCGGGGCCTCCAGTGCTTCAAGGTCTGACATGTGAATCCCGCATCTGGCAGTGGTCCATCAGGCACTTTGTCGAGTTGGAGGGCGCGCAGATCGTTCCGCAGTCGCACGCTTCGGGTCGAGCGATCCGAAAGGCGGTCATGACCAGGAAGGCGGCGACAAAGGAGCCAGCCAGCGCAATCATGGCCGCGAGGAGAAGCCGGGGCTTCGCGCGGCGTTCGATGAAAAGTCTCGCGCTCACGCCGCCTTCGCTTTCTGCCGCGCGGGACGCAGCCGGGCGCGGGCCAGCTTCACGTATTCCGGGTTTAGTTCGATGCCGGTCACTTCATCCCAGCCGGCGTTTATCGCGCCGATCATTTCGCTGCCGCTGCCACAGAAGGGAACGAGGAGACGGCGCGGGGTGTCGCGCAGAGGCGGCAGAATCAGCTTCGCCAGATACTCGGTGAGCTTGAGCGGCTTTACTGTGGGGTGGTGATTGCCTGCGCCGCGCTCTTTCCGCGAGGCTTTGGCGCAGTAGAAGAAGCGGGATGCGCCGCCGGAATCTCCAAAATTGAAACACGATGCGGGCATCGTCATTCCACCTTTGTTGTAAACAACGTTTTTCCCGTTCCCGCACGCCGTCGGATTTTTATTTCCAGGCCCCTTCAAGTCTCCGGTCTGCTCATCGAGTAACCGCGCCGCTTCCTCGCTGAGCAGAAGATTCGCGGGCCAGCGGCCCAGGGCTTTCGTGAATCGTCCTGGAATACGATCCATGCGTCCGTATGTATTCGCCTTGCCTCCTTCGCCGGGTGGGTTCATGCGATGATCCGTTCCAATCCGCCCCGCCGCGATGTTCAACCCAGCCACGCCATGCTTCAGCGCGTTGCCTGCGTAGGTTCCGTCCAGCGGCTTCATCGCGAGAATGACTGGCTCCCAGGCGGGCTTTAGAGCCGTGCCATAGCCGTCCCAGGTGCGCGCGGCATCGGTGACGGGGGCGGTTAATGCGCCTGCATCGCCGCTCCCTAACCTGCTGTGAAGTTGTTCTGGATTAAAGTCCGATTTGAATTCGTATTTATATCTCTCGCCTGGCTTGCGTCCTACAGGCTCTCGCTTCACCCCTGCCTGCCGGTCCAGCGCTTTTCCGATATCCAAACTTTTCGGGAAGCCCTGCCCATGTAAGAACATCAAGCAATCCCTGATCTCAAACCCCGCGTCTTCAATCGCGCACATGAGCCGGTGATGCGTCCGCGTTCCGCCGAAAGCCAGCAGCATCGCGCCGGGCTTCAGCACACGGAAAACATCGCGCCACGTGTCCGCCGATGGGACGCCATGATCCCAGGTCTTGCCCATGAACTTCAGGCCATACGGCGGATCGCACAGTACCGCATCGAAGGATTCCGCTTCCAGCTTGGCGGCCACTTTGCGAACGTCTCCGCACACAATCCGCGCGCTCATGCCGCCTTCGCTTTCCGTGGCCGCGCGGCTGTCGCGGCTTGGCTGAGGCGCTTTGCGGCGATCTCACAATAGCGCTCCTCGATTTCGATGCCAATAGCGCGACGGCCAAGGTTCTTAGCGGCCACCAGTGTCGTGCCACTGCCCATGAATGGATCGAGACATTCGCCCTCGGGAGGCACCATCGCCCCGACAATTTGGAGTATTAAGGGCAACCACTTCTGTGTCGGGTGATCTACCTTTTCATGCGCCCTGATTCCATGGCGGTACGTGTCGGAATAAAAAACATTCCGGCGCGATGTGTTTTCGTCGCGAAACCACGCGCCCGGAGTATATCCGTAAAGCGCATACTCGAATCCACTCGGCCACCAATTACCCCGCATCGCCGGAGGCGGACACGCTTTAATCCAGACGGCTGGCTTGACCGTAAAAGATCCTTCTAGCGCCAGTTCGATGAACGACACTTGGGACGCTCCGCAGAATGTAAAAAAGCTACGCGCGTTTTCGCAGGCCGCCACAATTCCATGAATTGCGACATCCCTGGCCAGTGGTCCATCCCACGAAAACTCCAGCCGCCGCGATCCGTCCAGGCGCATTTGTGAGCCAAAAGAGTTCCGTATCGCATACGGTGGATCGGCGATAACAACGCGCGGCGACTTCGGCAAGCTCGGCAGCACTTCCCGGCAATCGCCGTGATAGATCGTGATTCCAGCGCGTGAATAATAGGACTTCAAGCCGCTGGCCTCCGCTTCCTTAGCGCCTGAATCTCACGCTTCTTAGCCAGCGCGTTCATCGCGCGCCATTTGGCTTTCACCGCCCAGTTCGGCCTTTTCTCGCTATCGGGAGAATCGGCGGAATAGAACTCCTCGATGGCCTTGCGCCGCTGCGGGCTGAGGGTCGCGATTTCCCGCTGAAGTATGTTGCGCCGTTCGGCGCTCAAGAGCGCCTCTTCGGGATTCGGGCCATGATCGGCTGTGTGCTCTACCGCGTCTAGGCTTTCGGGCGGCCGGTAAGTTCGCCGGTAGAGCGCCGCTTTGCGCCTGAGCATCAGGCCGATCCACCATTTGATCGAGCACTCGCCGCGGTAAGCCGCACGGCCGCGCCACAAGTCGAGAAGCGTGTCCTGCACTAAATCCTGGGAAAGCTGTGGTGGCACGAGACGATACGCCAGGGCGTACATGTAGCGCGCGTATTCGGCGAAGGCTTCGGTAAACAGGGCGTCGCGCTCGGCATCGGTCACCTTTCAGGCCGCCTTGTCCCACTTCTCTAGAAGTCTGCAAATCCCCAATTCGACGGCGGCCCAGCCGCATATCAGAGACATGCCGCTATTGAAAGAAGGACGGCAGCCGACCCAGGAGGCGATTGCCTCGCTCATAATGACAATGCCGAAAATGATTCGGACGGTGCTCACGAGCAGCGATATCGCCCTCACGCCGCCTGCTTCTCTTCGGCTTCCCGCGGAACCGCGATTAGCTCACGCGATCCGGTGCGCGCCGATGTAATCGCTTTAGCGGCTTCCTGCTTGCCGACTTCTCCCTCCAGCGCCGCAATGGTGAGGGTGAGCAGAGGGCGGAGCCGCTTCACCGTCCACAATTTCAGAGCCTTCAAAACATTGACGGAGCGCTGATTCTCGCGCGGTCCGACGAAGATATTGCTGGCGACGCCTTGGGCGCAGTAAGTCTTGTCGGGGTCCGCATCCGCGTAGCAGGCGCGGATCTGTTTCTGGAGCGCTTCGAGGCGGGAGGTTTTGGCCTTCATCGCCGCGCGCCAGTACAGCAGTTCGGCCAGTTCGTCGATGTCTTCGGGGCGTGGAATGTCCTTCACGCCCCGTTTAACGCGGCAGGGGGATGCTTTTACAACCGGGGGAGCGAATTATTTTGGGAGTCGGCACTCCTTCCGGCCCTAGCCCGTGCCTGCAATGGAGTTCTGATATGATCAGATGTTTTTGCAGAACTGACGGGCAAGTTATTGGAATCAAGACCCTTTCGCCTGACGGCGGGAATCAATGGCTTCGCGTATATCTGGACCGTTTGCTTCCGCATCGTTCAAGTCGATGGTGTTGACATCGGCCACGAACAGCCGGTTGACGTTGTGCGACGCGGTAAATTTCCACCCGTACTTCGTGCCGTAATGAGCATTGAGCGAAAGCCGTCGTCTCTCCAGCCAATCTAAACGCGCCGAGTCCTCGCGTGCGCTCCGCAGTTGGAAGACGAGCCACTCAATGTCGCCGATAAAAATCCTATGCCCTTCGATGCGCGCGATCCGCTGTTCGTCGTCCTCCTCTACCTGCGTGCCCGTTGAGGCGCAGGAAGTCTGATTTGGCGCGTCCGCCCATCCATCGGCGCACTTCAAAATGCTCGCAGATCCGCACCGGGGGCATCGCATTGGCGGGGCCGCTATCTGGGTTGTCCCGACAATTCCAAACGCGGCGTTCCACGTCGCGCCGCAGTCTTTGCACGTCTGCTGAAATTGCATGTAACTCATGCCGCCAGCGCCTTCCTGCCGTTCCGCAGCCGCGCAATCGCTTTCCGCTTCCGCCGCGATACCGCCTGCTGACTGATGCCCAGACCGGAAGCGATCTCCGCCTCGGTCGCGCCTTCCGACCAATCCTGCAAGATGCGCTTGTCTCGCTCGCTCAAGCCCTCCAGCAGTTCGCCCGTGTTTGAATGCGGCGCCGCCGTTGGCTCGGCCGTCAGTTCCGCGTGCTCCTCCGGCCATTCCTTGCGCAGCGTGCTCAACATTGCGTTGCGGACGCAGCCCGCGAGGAGGGCGTCGGAAAGCTCCGGCCCGTAGCTCTCGACGGCCATATATGCGGCAACGATGCCCCAGCCGCAGAGGTCGCCCAGCTCCAGAGCGCTCGGATATTTCCGCTTCACCGCGCGCGCCGCGCAGCGGATGAGACCGAGCTTGCTCACGATCAGATCGTGCGAAATGCAGATTTCCGGCATTTTTGGGCTCCTCCTGCCCTAAAACGTCTGGTATCAAAAACAAATCCGGTGTATTCTTGCTCAAATGGCAAAAACAGCAAAAAGGACGATTCCGCAGCCACTGCCTTACACCCAGTTCATCGCGCGTCTGACGCAGTGCCAGGCTGGACTGCAATACCTCGAAACTCAGGTAGGCTCGCGCATCGCCAAAGGAGTGCGGAATGCCTCGGGAATTATCGGGCAGGCCCTCACCTTCTGGACCGGCAACGAAGACCTCTATCGCGAGGCGCGGAAGGCGCAATCGACTGCTGGAAACACGCGGCAGACCGGCACGGCCGGCCGGAGCACCAAAGCGCACGGCATGGGCCTCACGGCCCGCGAAGCCTAAGAGCTTGGCCGCCGCCGCGCGGCGTGGTGCGGCGTAGAGCAGTGCGGCCAACGCGGGGCGTCCCGAATGTCCCGCGAGTTGCCTGGTCCGCGCGTCTCCCCGCTCAAGCCGCGCGTGAGACCGCGCGCCGGGCGAAGTGTTTCTAATTCCCGCAATTCGCAGGTAATTGGTCCGCTTTCTGCTAGAATTGGGCCAACCCACCCGTAGGCCCTATGTTCTACAGTCTGGCCGGGATCTTTCGCCGCGCAAGACGCTCTATCGCCTGCGCCGCAACTCGCTCTGATGCAGCGCAAGTTCGACCGCTGGGCCGAAGGCGGTTGAGAAAATCCGCGTTCGCCGGGCACTCCTAACAGTGCACGCCGGGAGCCAGGTGCTGAAGTCCACGTTTCCCCGGCGGCTCGTGCGGTTGCGCGAAATGCACAGCCTCAGTCAGCACGCGCTCGCCTTGGCGTGCTCCATTTCCCCGTCCACACTCAATGAAATCGAAAGCGGCCTGGCGAAGGACTTGAAGGTCTCGACGCTCCTGAAGGTCTGCAAGCGGCTGCGGGTCTCGCCCGATTTCCTGCTGGGCTTCGATCTCGACGAGACGCTGGTGCGCGCGCCGCTCCTGATCGTGGCCGGGCACTCCTAGGCAGTGGATGTCGGGTCCATCCCGGTGCTGAAGTCCACGCTCCCCCGGCGGCTCGTGCGGTTGCGCGAAATGCACAGCCTCAGTCAGCACGCGCTCGCCTTGGCGTGCTCCATTTCCCCGTCCACACTCAATGAAATCGAAAGCGGCCTGGCGAAGGACTTGAAGGTCTCGACGCTCCTGAAGGTCTGCAAGCGGCTGCGGGTCTCGCCCGATTTCCTGCTGGGCTTCGATCTCGACGAGACGCTGGTGCGCGCGCCGCTCCTGATCGTGGCCCGCGTCGAGGGCAAATGCCGGGTCTGCGATCATCTGCTTATTCCCTCCGAGCCGCATCCCTCGAGCGAGTGCATGATGTTTCTCTCCGAGAAAGGGCGCAGCAACGAGTACCTGAGCGCCTTCTTCGGGTTTCCGCTGTCCGCCGTTACGTTATTTGTGGAAGCCGAGTATCAGATCCGGCGGCATCGGCGCCCGAACCAGGCGGGTTAGGATCGGCTGCGACGGGATCGGCAATCGATCTCGCCAGCCGAGTCCAAAACGATTTGACGGCCCTGGCGTGAATCGGGTCCATGTCTTTCCTACTCTGGAATACGGCGCAGTTTATCGCGACGAAAAGGGAATCGTATTCGACCCACGAAATATCGAGGATCACCCGGTCGCCTTCACGCTTCATGGGCATCAGGATTTTCCCGGCGGTTTCTCGTGTTTCTCGGTCCGCATGAATTCGGCGGGATCCGACGGCGGCCCTTTCTTCCCGCGCGCTTCCCGCCATTTGCGAAACTCGATCACGATACCCATCGCCGAGTTTAGATCCGCTCCTGTGTTTTCCTGCGTCCAGGCCAGCAGAAAGGCATCCTGCTCGGCGGCTTCGGCGGCTTCCGTAATCGTCCGCGCATGGTCCCGGCATTCCTCCGGCGAGAATTGGCCGATGCACTGATCGTCAACCATCAATTGCACGAATGGCTCGCCTTTTTTGTTTACTCCGCTTTGATGCCAGAGGGTCATTTCATGAACTCGCCGCGTCGTTCTGCATGTGCTCCTCTGCCCACTCCTCGGGATGCCGCGCCATGTCGTGCTTATGAGCTGGTCGATCGAGAAGCAGCGCGATCGGCAGGCGTTCGCGCCGATCCGTGCCGCAGAAGAACTTCAGCGGGCCGTCGGCGAGCGACTCTTCGAGCGGCTTGCCGGTTTCCGTGACGTATGCTTCCAGTTTGTCCGCGCACTTATCGCAGACTACCGCGACCGCGCCCTGCTGTGGCAAGCCGCACTGTAAGCAGCCCCATCCTTGGACTTCGCCCGGCGCTTTTTTCGCAAGACAGATCAGCGTCCGCACCGGCCCGGCGCCCTTACTCAGACCGCAGCAGCAGCACGGGCCTAGATTCGTGGGCTTGCTCATTGTTCGCGTCCGCCTGTCCGGGCGTCGAGAAGCGCCTTGATTGAATCGCGTTCCTTGCGAGCGCTCCGCAGTTGGGAGATGAGCCGGGGGATATCCATTCTCGCTGCCGCAACAAATTGTAGATTGACTATGTGTTGTCGCGTTATTTCCCGCTGATGTTCTGTACAACTTAGGCGTACAGCCCCTAGGTGGAGTTGAGCTTCGGCGTGCAGAATTTCATCACCATCAGGCCCAGCCACGATATACAACCACTGGGTATCAATTCCCTGCGGGGTTTCTACGCTCCATGGGCCAGGAGTAGCTTGCGCGCATCTCTGCTCAATTTCAAGCAATTCTCGGTCGGCGATCCGCTGTTCGTCCGTCTCCGGTTGTGTCTGCTCGCTCATCGAAATTCTTCCCGCCCAAGGAATTTCTCCGCCTCCTCGATTGCTTGATATGCTGCCGTCAGCGCCATCACTAGGGGTAATTGGCGCATGCCGAAACCGGGGGCACCATCGTTGACCGTTTCTCTCACGAGGGCGCCCTTCTCTACTTGCGCCATCACACCTTTCAGCGCCGCGAGCAGTTTCTTGGCTTGCGCAAGCCGATAGTCTTCAAAGTCGGTCGCCAGTTCAGTCAGCCCGCCGAGTGCTCGCGTTGCGATCTCGCCGCCTTGCGCCGCCCACGCCTTATTCTGTGGATCGGAACCATAAGTGGTGGTGTGCATCAGCCCATGCACGGGATCGTGAGAAAACACTATTACGATTGACTTATCGTACTTTTCGGCAATCTCTCGCGCAGCTTCAACGGGAACCGGTTTGTAGTTATCGGGCGTCATGTGGTCGGCCTTGGCGAGCCGCTCAGATCGGGTCATGCGCCTTCCCCCTCCCATTTCCCAAGGTTGACTATGGAAAGTTCGTTGACACCGCTTACGCGGACCGACCATCTGAACCTGCCGAATTCTTTGTGAGTCCGAAGAATAGACGACACTCGGTTGCGATCTTTCGCCGGATCGAAAGATGGAACAATGACCTGCTTCTGATGCCGTCTCCGCGCGTCTCTCAATGCTCGATATAGGTCTGCGTATTTGCTTTTCCGCTCCGCATACGGATCCTTGATCTGAATACGGGCGGCTTCGGCAAAGCGCCTTACCGACGACGTCCCCATCCCGGCATTTCTCGCGACGGTGCTTATGGGGAGTTTCCTCTCTGCCAATTGACGCGCACAGATCGCGAGCTTCCAGGGTGGAACGCGCAATCCGAAGATCAGCGGCGCGGCCATTTTCCGGCCTCCTTCATGGCCCGACTCCATAACTCAGGATCGTTACATTCGTCGTCGTCGAGCCCGCCGTAACGAATTGCGAAATGAATGGCCCCCAGGTGTCGGGAGCGGCGGTGAAGAACGTGGTGGACGGCACGGAATAGAACGCATCGGCCCAGCTCCGTCCGCCGTTCATGCTGAGCGCAAAGCTGACCGTACCGCCGGAAAGCATCGCCCGCATCGCATAGGGCGCTGTGGGCGCGTTGCCCTGCGTCTGGTCCAAGGGCACCAGGATAGGCGTCTGGGGCGGCGTGAGGGCCGCAAACGCGGCCTGGGCGCGGCAATAGAGCGTGACCGGCATTCCACCCGGGGTCAACGCTTCGAGCGCGCAAAACAATCCCTTGCCGCTGGACGATTCGTACAAGTAGAGGCCGCCATCCGCCCAGACCGGGTCGGAATTGGCTGAGCCCACCACGTCGATGTCGAACACCATGGCGAGCGAAGTACTCGCGCCGATGGCGTGGCCGTAGACCGCTTGAGCCGTTCCCGCGATTCCGAGAATGGTCGCGTTGCCCGAGGGAATGACCGTCGGCGTGCCGTTCAGCACCTTGAAGCCAGCGGATGAGAACGGCGTAGCCGTCACCATGTAGGGCAGGATGTACGTCGTTGCACCCACCGTCATCAGGTTTGGCCCGGTGGCCGTGACCGGCTGCGTCAGGCCGTTCAGCGTCAGGACGAAGCTGCTCGATGGCGGCTCTTGCGAGCGGTACCAGGCGAGCAGGATATCGCCCGGATTGAGCGGCGCGGCTGTGGTAATTGTCTGTGAGGCAAGCGTGAAGTCGGCGCCCACCTTTTGCACCAGGCCATTGAGGGTCAGGATAAGGCTGCTGGCGGGATTGGGAGCGGCGGCGAGGGTGAAGACTGCGTTAGTCCCGTCCATCGCCCCAGCGGGCGTCTCCTGGTCGTAGAACTGGACGGTCTGCGCTGAGGCCAGCATCGCGAGCGCGAAGAAAAGCGTTTTCATTTTCAATTCACCCGATGCAGCATCTCCAGCTTTCGCTGAATCGCCCAGGCTACAGCTAATGACAAGCGTTTACTCAATCGATTGCTGGCCTGCACTTCATCCGCGTCGGCTTGCGTGAGAGCCCGGCGCGTCAGATCTTTCCGAAAGCGGGTGACGTCGCCGCACTTCGGACAGACGAAAAAATCTCCCGCGCGTGGAACCGGCGGCTCTCCCGGCAAGGCGGGCGCGGCGGCGTCGAACGGCTCATTGCAGCGGAAACAGGGCGAGAGCGGAATGCGAGTTTTAGTCATGGCCCGCCGCTTTTCTTTCGCGCCCCGCGTTGCAGTCGATCCGCTCCCGCACGACCCAGGCCATCTCCAGCGTTCTACGGCTGGCGCGGCACTCCTCGCCGGTGCGCTCATCGAAGTGGAAAATGAGGACGGGGCACCAGTCGGCTCCGGGCGAGCTTAGCTTCACGTCGCGGTCGCATACCGGGCAGGTCATGGTTTCTCCGTGGCAACCTTCGCGCCGAAAATCCGTTCCAGCCTCTGAACCGCATCCTCGGCCATGGCCATCACCAGCAGCAGCGCGTCATCGGCGCTCGCGATGATGAGGGCCAGTTCCTCTATTGCGCCCGGCGGCGCGTGTAGCTTGTGACGCTCCAGGAACTCGATGGCGCGGTCGCGTGGGGTCATTTCGCGGCCTCCGGCGTCTTAGGCAGCGCGCGCTGGGGCGATATCGCTTCATCGGCATCCAAGACTAAAGCCATATCCGGTCCATGCCCGACTTTGATTCTCTTGAGCCCCGGGAAGCACCAGAGCGTATAGTAATTCGATGGATCGAGCAGACGCGATTCTGCCGGATAGAGTTCGAACGCCTCGGTTTCCGGCCCGGCAAGCTGGTTTTTTATGGCCTGAAATTCGCGCCAGTCGTGACGCGCCGTTCCGTCCAGCGCGGAAATGCCGATCTGCACCATGCCGCCGCGCGTCCCGAAGACCGGATCTTTTTCGTAGCGCCGCACGGTCACCTGATATACGTCGTTGGCCCAGATCTCGTGGGGTTCGCATGGGACATTTGGTTGATCGCGGGGCGGTTCGCGGAGCTTTTGGAGCAGCATCAGCGGATGCAGGTAGGGGCTTTGCTCGAGCGCCGCCGCGGGATGATGCTTACGCCATTCCTCGATTAATTGCTGCCGCTTTTTGGTGACATCCTCCTTCTGGTAGTCCGCGAGCCGCTCGATAATTACATCGCGTCTGAGCGGATTCATGGTTCCTCCGCGGCGATGTTTACCAACTTGGTCACGCTCGGAAGATCGATGCCCTGCTTCTTGAATTCGGGGATGAATTCGCGAACCTTTTCATACGCCTCTTTCATGCCGGGCTCGCGCCAGTCCCCGAACATCTTTAGACGTCCACTCATGTTATTCAGCGGACCGACCGATGGCTGCTCTTCCGGTCCCGTCCTGAAGACCTTATCTGGGTTCAGCGCGTCGCGATAATAGGGGAGCGTGAGAAATGCCGCCAGCTCGGGCGTCTGCCCGTTGACCATGACCGCTTCCACTTTCTTGCCATAGCCCAGATGCGCCGCCTTATCTAGTGTCAATCCCCGCAAGTCTTTCACTGGAATGTTCGTATTGGCCGTCAGCGACCAAACATCAGAGGCGAAGATCACGCAATCGTAACCGGCATCCTCCGCGTTGTGGCGCATCAGTGAAAATAGAAATTCTTTCAGTGGCCCGCTGTTCATCCACGGAGCTAACCTATTAAGCCGGATCTGATAAAGCAGCGAACCCGAGCCTTTGCCGAAGTAATAATCGGGGGCGATCTTCCCTTCGGCGCGCAGTATCCGCTCCTCACGCCGTAGTACCCAGCGGCAGCGCTCGACCAGTTCACTGCTGTCGATCACTTCGCGGCCTCCGTCATCTCGATTGAAATCGGCTTGCAGCCCTGAACCAAAGCAAGAATCGGACGGGACTTATCGCGCCGCTCGGATCGAGTCTTTTTGTGTTGCAGCTTGTCGTAGTTGAGGTGACACCAAGAACAAAGCGCCTTCAGGTTTTCGTCGCGGTCGTCCCCCGGCGTGTGATTCAGGTGCGCCACGGTGAGGATCACATAGCGGCTCACTATCGACTTGCGCGGGAGCATCTCAGATGGAAAACACTCGGGCGTTTCGCCGTTGTGATCGCGCCAGCCAGACCCCGCGCTGCGCCACAGCATCAGCGGCTTGCCGGACGGCGCTCCGTAAACGGTCTCCACGTGCGTTCGATCCGGCTTGCCGCACTGCTCGCATTTCGCGCCGCCGGCATATCCGAATAGTTCTGGCCCGAAGACGGCCCCTCCGCTGAATTTGCCGCCGGCCCGGACAAGGATGCGCGGACGCACCACCGTTTTCCACTCGCGCCCGTAGAATTGCCGGAACTCGGGTCGAATCGGCATCAGACGCTCATCCCCCTTTCAGCCGGCGGGCAGTGTGGCGTGTCTTTTTGGGAGTGCGGATCGCGCAGCTGCGCCAGATGCCGTCTGCACCAGTCGCAGAGCGCGATCAGATTTTCATCTCCCCCTTCGCTAGGACCGAGAGGGACCACTTTCAACATGACCCAGATTTTCCGCGCCAAGCTCTTGTCCGGCCACTGCTCCGGCGGAAGTTTCGCGCCGGTTTGGTCGTACCACTGCTCCATTCCGCCGAGCGCGTCCCAGAAGGATCCCGCCAGTTTCCAGCACATGCGGGGCGAAGGACCGCGCTCGGTGTAAGTCAGGACAATGGCGCGATCCGGCTTGCAGCACCGCTCGCATCGGTGGCCCGCGCGCTTCAGCACGCGCTCGCGGGTCCGATGCCATTCCGCAGAGGAAACTTTTCGCGATTCGTCCGCCGCCTCGTCGGAGCAGGCGAAACAGGCCGCGAAACTAAAAAGTTGGATCATCGCCAGCAGAACGAAATGCAACATAGCTCGACTCCCGCCTAAACTGAAGATCTCGTCCCGCCGTGTGTTTCATGTAGGGCTTCTTACTAGCTCATCCAGGGATTCCTACCGGCTAGGCATTTCATTTCTCGCAGCGAAACACCCACAGAATCCACAGCAAACCGGCGATGACGCAGGTCGGCAGAACGATCATGCGCATCAGAAAATCCATCGGCGTCCCTTCTCGGCTGCCCTGCGCCTTGCCCTCATCAAATGAGCCGTCAGGTCGTCGATGCTCATCCTTTTCCACTTGACCCCACAGCCGAAACCAAGCCCACATGAGTACCGGCACGAATGGCGGCCGGTGAGATCCTTTAGCTCTTCGATCATCAGTAGAATCCGCCGCGCTTCGATCAGCCGCTCATCTCCGAACACCAGCGGCCGGTTCGAGATTTCCCGCACTGCTTCGATTCCGTTCATGATCACCGCCCTCTGGCTCCGGCCCGCAGCCGTTCCCGCGCGCGGCTCACGGCACACGTGCTGCACAGATCGGGATCAACCCAATAGCAGCCGCCCGCACAATTGCCGGTACACCGGCAGCTTCGGCAGGTGCGCTGCGGCTCGCCGGGGATCTTGCGATACATCCACTGGAGTAGCTCGATGGCTTGACCCTCCGAGAGCGCTTCGATTGAGCCGAGAATCTGCGGCGTGATCCCCTGGTAGTAGGTTTCCGCCATCAGCGCGCGTTCGTCGATGCCCTTCGCATCGGCGCGGGCGCGGATTGAGCTAACCTGCTCGCGCGTGCATTCTTTGTCGAGGCGGTTCATGTTGATTCCGCCCTCTTGTGCCGCATTTCAATGTCAGTCTTGACTTGGTCCACCGTTTTGCCCATCAGAATTGCCGCGTGAATGTTAGTCGCGGCCGAGATCGCACCGGCGCAGACGGCGTCTCTCATCGTCTGGTCGGTGGCCGCTTGCCAGTAACTCGATTCCAGCGCCGCGATTGCCGCGCACTCCTCGCGTATCGCGTCTTCAAACTCCCTTATGTGTATTCCCATGGCGAATCCTCCTCTCCGAACGTCGCGCTGATCGACGCCGCGCTCGGTCTCCGGTGTTTCGCGTGCGGCAGAACCCGCGGGAGGATAATCAGCGCCATCTCGCGTGTAAGCCCGCTGAGTAGCCCGCGCTGGCGCAAGTCGCTCAAGCGCCGTTCCCACGCTTTCGGCCGGTCCGGGACAAACACTTCCCATTCGCTTGCGCCTGGCCGCTTGGCCGCGAGCAGCGTGGCGCGTCCGACCTCTACCAGACCGACTTCTTCATACTCCGTATCCTTCGGCGCCTTCACAATCGCCGTCACGGTGCGGGCTATACTCTTTCCGTCGGGTAAACGGACCGTCTCGCCGATGCGGTTGGTATCGGTCCGCACGCCTGTGCTCATTGGGCCGCCTCCCGCTTCCCGGTCAAATCGCGCAGATCGGCGATATCGCGGAAATTGGCCGGGCGCGGGCCGTCCTCATCGATCACGACAAGCTCCTCGGAAGTGATAGGGCATGAGGCAAAGGCTTCGGCCTCCCGAATCAATTCCGCTACCGTGAGATTTGGCCGGGCCTTCACTTCATAGCGCAAATGCTCGATATCGAATGCGGTAACGTTCCCGATGTAGCCGTACTCGCAGGGTGACCGGTTACAGAGCCGGCTGTTCAGAATCGCAAGCAAAAAGCGGATTAACCACACCCGCAAAATGATCAGCCGCCCGCTCGCCCGACGAAACAGCAGTCCGCTATTCATATCCGCCCTCACTCCCGTTCCGGCCAATGCCACGCGCTCGGCCGAGTCGCAGTTTCGTCCAGCGTCGAAGACGTCACCCATTTCACCGGGGACGTGTGCTGATCGTCGCTGTTGGTGCCATCCGTGAACACCTGAAGATTCACGCAGGTGTCGCCCCAGACCGCCGTAACGATGGCCGGGAGATGCACCAGCACCTTCGGGCCGTCGGCAGGCTGATACATCGCTGGTTTCTGTTGAACGAAATGAACGATTCTTCCAATGGTCGGTTTCATGCCGTCTCCTTTCCGCTATTCATACCCGCCCTCCTGGGCTAATTCCGCGCACCGCTTCAGCACCACGGCGAGCGCCTTCAGGTCGCGCTCGATCTCGGCCCGTTGCTCCGCCGGTAAGTCCGGCGATTCGAGCAGCCGTGTCGCTTGCCGCGCGGTAGCCCGCCCCTCGCGCAGCATCGACCGGATAATCTCCGTTACTGCCCTCTGTTCCAGGGCGTCCCGGTCGTCGGCTTCCTGCTGCGCTTCTATCGCGAGCGCCTCCGCGCGTTTCGCGATGAGAGCCGCCAGGCCGGGCCAGTGGAGCAGATGCGTCATTCGTCAAAAACTTCCTCCTGGATCGTCAGTTATCGGAAGTGGCATCTTCTTCGTTAGCTGATCACCAGCGGTTTCTTTAGGTAGAGCGATTCGTCGGATCGCTCCCAGGGAAAGGCTTTAAGCTGCTGCAGGTTGCGCTGAGCGATTTTTCGGACCTTTCGTAGCTCCGCTATCCTGCTCTGGAGCTTCTCGATCTGAAGGTCAATGTCATCGATCAAAGCTGCCCATCCAGCCTCGTCCCAGGCTGGACCTTCCTTTACACACTTGTCGATGTATTCCAACTGCTTTTCTATTTTGGCTTCCTGTTTAGCCGTCATGTGATAATATCCCTGTGTAAGTTAATGAGCTTGGACTATCAAAGTACGCAGGCCTCCTTGCGCGAAGAACTGGAGAGACTCGCGAGAATTAGGGAACGTATTGCCAGTAGATTGGCGCGTGTCGATCAGCGAATCAAAGCGGTGTCTTCCGCCCATAAATCTCTTGAACGCGCTCTTCAACGTGGGAGCGAGGAAAGTCCTATCGTCACCCCTCCCGGAGAAGCGGGATTTAAGATAACGGCCAATATTCGGGAGGTGCTTCAGGATGGAAAAGAGCTCTCCGCGCCCCAAATAAGGAACGCGCTTGTATCGAGAGGATGGGACATCGAAGAGAAGGATTACAAAAATCCGCTCGCTATCATCCACACGGTCCTCAAAAGACTGATAGAGGACGGCACTGTTTCCGCCTATGCCGATGCAGCAGGCGGGATTTTCTATTTTGATGTGCAGGCCAAGGGCGCGAAAAGGGCGCGCGAACAGGAGGAGCGTGCCAGGGAACGACAGCTTGCCGCCGTTCGGGCGGAAACGAGGAAGATACTCGTGCAGCCGTGCCGGAACATTCTGCGGGCTTACCCGAAGGGAATTTCCTTCAGGACGCTCCACCGGGAATTGGAGAAGATCGGCATCGACTTGTCCTGCTACCACCGGCCCGCCAGCGCCATCGCGGTTGTGCTTAACGCTATGCCGGATGTCAAAAGCTTCAGAGCGAAAACCGGCGATGTGGTCCGGACGTATTACCGGCTCTTGGAAACCAACGCCTACAGCGCGGAATGATTTTGGCGTCATATCCCCTCAATCGCGTCCGTTATCGGAAGCGGGCTTGGTGTTCGGAATTTCGGCCCAGTCTTCGACGCACGCCTGATAGCGGGGTTGCTCGCCCGGGTCGATGCGGTAGCGGATCAGCCCGCGGTTGATCGCATCGCTCAGCCAAAATTTGACCGCCGGATCGATCTCGCGCACATCGATCATCTGATACCCGATTATCATCGGGCGCGCGTACCGGATGAACCAATCTATTGGGATCGGTTCCGTCCATCCTGAGCGCCCTGTCATTGCCAGAATCATTCCGACCAACAGGTGCTGCGCGGAGTGGACACACTTCGACGGCAGAACCTCGACGTACTCAGGGGGAACCCGAATAGGCCGGGTTCTCCCGGCTGGACGCCACGTTCTGCGGCCGAGGCGAAGCGCGCGCACCATACTTTCGGCCTCATTCATCCCTTGGTGAATTCGGCGGATACGAATCAGCCGCTGTTCCGCTTTCCGTATTCGATCACTCATGACCGGGCTCCTTTTGGCCGCCTTTCTCTAGTTCCTCCAGTTCCTCCAGCGAATGGCGCGCCCAGAAGTCGGCGGCGTCCCTCTCGGCAGCTATTTCCATGCCTGACTTTTTACGCGGCGGACTCGCGCTTTTAGCCCGCGCGTCGTCGCCGATCTCTTTGGCAAGGCCTAGCCATAGGCCTGAGTCCACCCTGCCGCGCACCCGCTTCTGTATCACGCGCGCCAGCAGATCCTCGGGCCGCCCGGGTCCAAGGTTGGTAACGATCTTCCGTAGATGCGCCTCGTCGAGGGGCTTACGGTACATGTCTGAAAAGGTCGGATTGAGGACCTCCCGCGAATGCGCCAGCGCCGTTTCCGGCGTGCTCACCCTCCGGCACTCCGGTGCGGTATCTAGTTTTTCGCTGTCCTTTAGAATCAATGGCTCCGGGGCAGGATAACCGCAAATTGTGGGATTTGCCAGGCAGCCAATGGCGTGCGGAAGAATCTCCACGGCGACCTCTCCGCGCTCAATCCAGGCGCGTACGCCAACCGGTTCCGGAAGGCGACTCTCGACGCGCATCCCGCGCACGAGCTGCGGGAAGGGAATCGGCGTGGCTCCGCCGGTCGGCATCAGGATCAGCGGCGTCTCGGTGAGGAGCGCATGTTCACTATTCGTCTCGGGCTCGGTCCGGGGCTCGGTCCCGGAGCGCTGCTCCGGCGCGACCTTAGGCTCCGCGTCCTCTCGCGCGCGTAGGGATGCGCGGCCCTCTTGCGCCGTGGCTGAAGTCTGTTTGTCCAGCAGCTCGGATCGCGGGACGCCGCTCCAGTCGTTAAAGACCAGGATGCGGTAGCGCCAGCTCCGGCCGGACTTTTTCCGCTCGATCTGGCCGCGCTTCACCATATCCGCGACCGCCGGCGAAATCGTGTTTTCACAGCAATTGGTGGCCAGTTCGAACACGGAGAGCGGGATTGCCGGAGACCAGCCATCCGCACATTGATTCCGGCGCGGCCCCCTGGTGCTCTTCAGAATGACCATGTAGATATGGTTCTGGAGCATTGTGTTCTTGCCAAGGTTTTGCTCGTCGCACCACTCCTCCGGGAACGGGATAAAGGGCCACGGAATCTGATTTGGTGTTTGACTCGCGCCTGGCGGCCGCCGGACTGGCTTCCTGGACTCGTGCGCCATTGCAGCGCTCGCTGATTCATTCGGCATAAAAACTCCTAGCACTGGCAGGACTCTAGTAGTAGTCCTAAATTGCTTTTACGCCGGGGATCGGGTAATCCTGAAGAAGCATGGGCGCTACTGATTCGGCGCCGATGCCACTCCGGCGTTGCTTGGAGCCAACATCATTCCTTTTGTTCTAGTAGACGGGGGAATGGTGCGGGCTTGCTTTGCGCCGGAGGCGGCCTAATACGGTGTTGTTGTTGCCGGAAGGATCGTCGCGAACTTCCGATAACAGATATGTGGCCGCTAAATTTTCCCGCCCGCCGATTCAGACACTGTATCGCCCGCGATTCAGCATCGAACCGCTGCAAATTAGCTCTGTGAGGGGACGAGTCGACTCGAGTAGGAACTTGCTCAGTGCCGGGACTCAGACACTGCGCCAGCGATTCTCCATCGAATCGCTGGAATTTGCCTTTCACGCTACTCCCTCGTGCATGGGCGGCTTGTATTCGGCAATTTTCGCCCAGCTCTCAGTGCATGCACGGTAACAACGGGAACGGCCCTGCTTACGGCTTTGGATCAGGCCACGCTGGAGAGCGTCGGCGATCGCGAAGTCAACGGCGCGCGTTGTGACGCCGATGAACTGAGCGAACTCCTCTATCGTGATGGGATGAGTCCATCCCGGAGGAGCGTTCTGTGGTCGCTCGATCTCTGGCGTTTTGCGCAAGACACGGATGATATAGCTCGCCCACGCCGGAAGTAGGGTCTTTTTCGGCGCCTCGCTACCAAGTGTCTCGCGAAGGATGCGCCCTATCACCACATATTGCACCAAGCCCGAGACGCGGCGCGGCAGAACGTCAAAATAACTATCGGGGATGGTTGTGGAACGCCGTGTCACTCAGCCGCGCCCTCCGATTGCGTCGAACCCACAGCCTTCGAGTCTACAGCTTTCTGAGCTACCAGGTGTCGGGCCAACCGGTACTGCGACCGGCTGGCATTGCAGGGATCAAACTCGCGGATCAGCAACCCCGCTTTTGTGAGGTCGCTTAGCGCTTTCCAGACGTAGACCCGATGGCAGATATTCAGCATAGAGTCGACGATATCGCTCGTAGCCACAGGCTCGGTCGAGATCCACTCGCGCCCGATCAGGCGCAGTAGAACGTCCCGCACTGTAGTCCCGGGCTCGCGCGCGATCCGCTCCGCTTCATGCGCCAGAGCCTGGACACGCGCGATCTCAGCGCGTCGAGATCGCGGAATCGGACGAGAGCGAACTATAATTCGTCGAGGCAATATTTGGAAGCTAATGTACCGCGTCTCGCTGGAAAAATCCAGCTATTTTTTTTGTAAGAATGATTACCTCATTTTCTGCGGTAAAGGTTCGGCTCGTTTTCGCCTCGCAATACCCGCAGCCATTGCGGCCTTTTGCCTCATCCGCTGGGGGTTTCCGTCCGCCTATCCTTATTTACTTTTTAGAAGAGAGCTTGCCCTGTGGGTGGGTGGGTGTAAAGGGACCGTGGGTGCAACGCCCACCCACCCGCCTAAAACCAACCGCGCGGACAAAGCATCGTGCAGTTTACCGAGCAGAGAGAGCCGTTCCGCATCGTCGAGATAGCCGAGTTCTACATCGAGCGTCCGGCAAACCCGCAGAACAACCAAACTAAGATCGGCCGGGAGTTTTCCGCTATTGAGAATGCGCGCTGCTATTGGGGCTAGATCGGCCGCCCAGCTTCCGTGCCGCCCGCGGCTGCGCGCGATCTCGACCCATTCGCTCTGTTCGTAGCGCCAGAGGATGTAGACATCCTCAGCCCGCCGCTTCGATTCCCATTCGTGTTTCGGTAACCCCGCGCACTCGATCAGGAGCGGTACGGGCGGATAGCGGTTGCTCGGCCAGAGTTCGGATTCGTGGAGTAAAGCACCCGGGCGAAAGAAGGCGCCCGCGAAGGCAAAGCCCGAATCCGCCGCCGGGAGCACAGCCGAGATGAGCTTCAGGTAACCCAGCCGGCCGCGATGCTCGCTCGAATTCGGCATCCTGACCTGGTTCACGTAATGCAGAATGCTATACATGGCGGTGCGCTGTAAATCCTTCCAGCCGGGAATTGGTACCCGGTACAGGAGCGGCTTCGTAATAGGACCTTTTGGGCGGAAACGTCCAACGGAATCACATAAGCACGTGCCTGAACGCGTCGATGGGCAGCTCGGCTGTCCCCTAGCGGTTTCAGCCACTTCCGCACACTTCGAACAATCCGGACCGGCCCGGGAATCACATGACCGTCATGAAAACTCCGTCAGGCACAAGAACGGAAGCCGGGTGTATACTTGACCGTGGCGTGGAGTGCTGCGCCGCATTCGCACCTTCGCAAAAAGGTCGTCCCGCAGGCGTGGCGCTCCGTGCGAAAACCGCTCCAGCAAGAGCGTTCAGGCGCATTTCAGCCCAGTGCTTCAATTCAGGCCGTTAGGGCGCGATCCGGCACTATCAGGCTTGTGGAATATCCGCGGGCTTCGCTCATCGGACGAAAGCGGCCGATCCAAACTTGGGAGCTTGGCCCGCTTGAATCGCGGCGATCCACTCGCTCAATTTCGCCGCGCCCGACGGCCAGACTACTTTACACTTTTCGAGATAGCTGAGCACGGCGGCCGGCTCGGTTGCGATTAGAGCCTGAGCGAGCATCATGCTCGGCCCCACAACGGTTGGGTCCACATAGGGCGTGGCGATCGATTGAGCCAGGGATTGCGCCGCTTCGCCATACCTGTCCTGCGCGGCGTAAATCATACCCTGCACGGTATAGGCATGATTCAGGAAGATGCCCCACATCTGATTCGCAGAGGCCTCTTTCGGGTCGATCATTTTGCGCACGGCAGCGATTTCACGGTCGATGTAGCTGAGCGCCTCCTGATAAGCGCCGGCTTTATAGCCCCGCCAGGCTGCCATCTGCAGATCGAGCCAACTCGCGTTGGGAGCCTCGGCGCGCGTCTTGGTCCATTTATAAATCACATTCGGATCCGCCTTCCGCTCCAGAACGAAACTGCCGACTTGGAGCGCGTGCACGTCGTTGAACGCCGCCATCCAATTTCCGGCATCGTAATCTTTCCCGAAAGCCTCGGCATCGGCCTGAAAAGAGGCCAGCGTCGTGGATTTGAATTTCGGCGTGCTGTTGCGGAAGGCCGCTTTCAGAACATCGTTGTTATAAGCGCTTCCGAGTTTTTGTCGCACGTCTTTTTCGAGCTGCGCGAGCTTCAAGCCCAGCGCTTGAAAATCTCCGCCGGTGGCTTCTTGCGTGAGCAGCGCCGCCGTCCCCGCGCCCGTATCGGCAGCCGGGAGAGTAGAGGCCAGGGTCAAAATCAAAACAATTCGTAGGGGTGACATAGGGTTCTCCTTTCGCTACTGTTCTAGGCACCCGTTTTCACAATCCGCGACCAGTTCGTTAAAGCTGATCGTCGCCTCCTGATATGCCTGCTGGCATTGCTGCTGCCCGGCGATAGAGGCAGACGAGCAATTGCTCGATCCGTAGGCTCCCATGCCCACGCAAAAAAGGCCGGTGGGATCGTCTTGCCAGGTCTGATCGATACAGGTCTGATAGCTATCGTTCTGTGCCGCGATGCAACTGGAGTACTCGTAGAACACCCCTACATAGCAGGAGGTCTCTGCGGCTTGCGCCTGGTCGGAAAGCGTCTGGTTATTCGAGCTGCAATTGTACATGCAGCTCGCGAGCGTGTTATTGGGCGGCGGGTAGTTTTGTGCGAAACCGTACATCGCAAAAATCAAGAGCAGTAGGGGCGTGTGCTTCATGGCCCAACTATGCGTCCCATAACTCGCTGCGTCAATCGGTAAAATCCCTAGCCGCTACGCATCGTCAGACTTCTTCTTCCGTTTCCCCCAGCGAGCCTCGGATGCTTTGCGCGCCGATTCGCTGCGCTCTTCTTTCGTCATCTTCGACGCGCGCGCCTGCCCGCCCTTCTTGCCGATCTTGCGGACATCGACGAGCTTAGGCGGCTTCTTCATCGGGGATTTGCTTTCATCCGCGGCCTTCCAGGTCCGTCAGCCTTCGCTCGTGGATTTCAGCGACATGCACTAGGTTTGCGATGGCCGCCACAACCTGATCCATTTGGCTCATTATCTGGTCCATGTGGCCTATCATCTTTTCCATGCGCCCGTCACGCTCGTGGTTTTCGTGCGCCATCAGTTCGACGCTTTGCGTCAGCGCCTCGTGCCGCTCCACAAGTTTTTCCAGTCTCTCGTCTATGTTCATTCAGCCTCCCTCCACGGCTCCATACATGGGATCTTGCTCACTCGCCGCCAGTGGCAGGGCCGCGTGACCGCACGGTGGGGAGATCCGTCTTTTTGCACGTAGACATCGCAGATCCATTCCCGGCCCGGCTCCGGCTCGGCCGGCAGCAAGTCGAAGGATTCCGGCGTCAGGTGCAGCACGAACGGCGAGTCCGTGCTATCGTCCCACAGGATCTCGACGGCTTCGTCGATGCGCTCAGCCGGCCACGGGCCGCGGGAAAGCACGCACTCTTTCCCCGCGCGCATATCGTTGAGTACGCCGTAGGCGGCCGGCGGCAGCAGAACGCGGATCGCGCCGCCGTTCACGGAGCAGAAGATTTTTCCCGCGCGGGCCAGCTCCGAATCAAAATAGTCGGTGGACGTGATGACCGGCCCGTGGTTGCTGACGTGGATCAGGCTCATTACCCGTCTACCTCCGGCTGTTTGGACAGCCACTCGTAGTATTCGCCGCCCACACACTTGCCGTACTTCTCAAATTGCTCGCGGCCGTAGGCTGGAGTCTGCGGGGTGTATTTCGCGTTCTGCTCGCGAGTCAGTCGCCACGCGGCCTCGGCGGTCTCCTGATCGACGAACATATCGCAGCGATAGTCGTCGTACCCGCCGTGCAGAAAGATGACGGCGGGCTTGCCGGTAATCTTGCTGGTTGTGAGCTTCAGGTGCCGGTAGTTGCTACCGTCCTGCCAGGATGCGACATATGGCGCACGGCCGTCATCGGCCAGCAACTCGTAGTGGACTGAGGACGTGCGAATCAGGCCGGCTGTCAATTCCGCGAACTTGGCGTCGAAATCGGATCTAACCTGGTTCTTGGCCTGCTCGGCAGCGGCCTTCTCGCGTTCTTTGGCTTCCCGCTTTTCGCGCTCTTTGACTGGCTCGGTGATTTCGCGCATCTCATACGGCGTGCCCCAGCCTCCGCCACGCGAGAACATATCGAAGTCCTCGGCAGCCTCGGCGCTCAGATAGTAGGGTTTATCGACGCTGATTACGATGTACCAGCCGCTCTTCGTGTGTTCAATGGCCCCCGCGTGAATGGAGTTTTTGCCTTGCGCCTCGCGCTTCAGCGGCGCGCCGAGCTGCCTGGTCCAGTAGTCGATGCCGCGCGTTTTGCGCCACGGGGCGGATTCGAGCACCATGCCGTCGATGAGCGATATCACATGCTCCGTTGCCTCGTCGCCTGGCTTGCGCCAGTCGGTAGCGATGCCGACCCATTCGCTGCATCTTCCGATCTCCACTTCTTTGCCGCCGATCGTAACTTTGTAGCCGATCCCGAGGGTCGGCTTGCCGGCGGGCAGGGGCCGCACAAACTCTGACCCGAGATCCGCCAGAATCTTAGCAGCGGCCTCATCGCTTAAACGCGAGATTTGGGGCCGCGCGATTACCGGACCGTTGAGCAGCGTTCCCTCGGCTACCTTCGGCTTTGGGTTCTGGGCTACAGCCGGGCAAGTCTTGTGCTGGCTGGAGTACTTCACGGCGGGATCGTAGGTGATTCTGTCGCCAGGGTGAATATCGGAGCCGCAGGCAGAACAGCGGCTCGTAAATTTCGCGGAAATCTCTTTTCTCATTTCATCTCCGTGCCCCTGTGACGCTGGGGGAGCGTGACCTCCTCGGCTGGTCAGGCCAGACGGATCTTACGATATCTCGTACTTTGTTGCGAGCCAATCTAGGCTTCCAAGATCGCCATCCTCACATGCGTTAAGGTCTTCCCGGTCTTGGTAGTAGTATGCTGTGATGACATATTCGTAGCCGTCGGCCGCGACAAATTTGTGGGATGCGGTGAACTCGACGGCGCTAGGATCGGGCATGAGTCTGCCGCTGTAATCACAAGCGACTTTCTGGACTGCCTCAACCTGCTCTTTATAACCTTGCTGGATTGCTTGATCGTAGGTCATATCATCTCCGTACCCCTATTTCGCTGGGGGAGCGGACCTCCTTAAGGGCTGGTCAGGCCACTTACTCAAGCTCTCCATCGCCCAATGCCTCAAGGTATGCCCGGATCGCCTGAAGCATAGCTATCCGAGCCTTCGTTTCCCGCTCTTCAATGGCGGCTAACCGTGCTTCGTTGTCCCGGTGCATCGAGGCTAGTAATTCCATCGATTGCGTAAGCGCTTCCAGGCGTTCGTCGATCGTCATTGCTTCTCCGCATCTTGGCGTCGAATAAATTCGCCCATAGCCGAGACTAGCGAGTCGATGCGCTCCCCGAGTTTCCGGTCGGCGACCCGTGTCTCTTCGGCGAGGCGCGTGATCGCGTCGTTGGTGTCCGAGACTTTGATGGTCAACTCACCCAACCGAACGGTGATTTCATTGATGTGACGCTGCGTATCGCGCCACAGCGCCTTGTATTCATCCCGGTCCTTCCGGCGCTCTTCGGCCAAGCCTGCGGTGATGTGCTCGATTCGATTAAGGCGTTCGTCGATGTTCATATGCGCCGCTCACGCGGGCAGGCATCGCGCCGCCCGAGCTTCATGTTCTTCCATGTCGATCTGCGCGCATTCAATTTCATCCAGGCTGGCAGTGCTCATCCAATCCGCCAGCTTCAGGTGGCTCGCTTCAACTTCCGCCTCGCCGCGCACCGTATTTCCCGGCGTGCTGTCGGGAAATTTCGTCTCCCAGGTGAGCAGATCGCCAACTTTCGGCGAATGGCCATAGCTCCGGTGGCCCATGATCGAGCCAGCGATGGCCCAATCCTCGCGGGATGGCGGAAAGTATAGATTGCAGACGCAATCCGTGTTGCGGCAGATCGGCGTAACCTTGCCGAACATATCAGGCAGCATCCGCATATGGCTGCCACAAGAGCAAATCTGGGTTTCGTTCGTCATTTTATCCTCGTACCCCGGTTTCGCTGGGGGAGCGTTGACCTCCTCGGCTGGTCAGGCCACGGTGCCACGGTGCTTACGCGATGACTACAGTGCCGTATTCGTCCGATGTCAGGCCGGTGGTCTCGGTTCCCCAGTCCACCGTGCGGCCGATGGTGTCCAGGATGGCGACGCCATAATAGTGCTCCGTGCCGTGCTGGTCGGCTATCCGGTTCGCCTCGGCCAGGTCGTCGCTCGATCCGACTACCTCACCGAGCGGCTGGATCAATTTGCCTTCGGCGTCCGGGGTATTGCTCAAGATGATTCGTACTTCGTACCGCTTTGTTGTTGTTGTGTGTTCCATGATTTATACTCTCATATCGCACTAGATTTGTCAAGAGAAAAAGTGAATTATTTTCGCGTGCACTTGTGTCCTCTGGCCTTCGCACGCCTTGCCGTCATCGCACCGCACAGGCAGCGCGGCTGATCGGAGCGCGGCCGGCCACCCAGCCTACCGATGCCGGTAGCGCGCGCGATCTCCGCTTGCCGTGCGCGCTCCTCTGGCGTCCAGCGCAGCTTAGCGAGGCGTGCGGCAGCTTGCGGGTCGCCGGACCTTTGCAGCGCGATTGCTGAGCGGTTTTTCATCGGGGCTTCGTCCTCACCCACCTCCAATTACTTCTCAGAATCCCGACGCAGACATTCGCTGGCGTGCTCATTGCGTAGAGACACGGTAAGAACATCCCCATTTTGCGTTACCTTAGCTCCGCACTTGGCGAGATTTGCCATAAGGCGATGAGCTTCGCCTTCGCCGGTCACGCCGGATGCAGAAAGCCGCAATTCAATGTTCTCGATCCCAATGCCCGCCTCAAACGCAGCGGAAAGGATGTATTCGAGTCCTGAGTTCCAAATCTTCGTGCTCTTCATCTGGGCGGGTGTTGCTTGTGTCTGTGTCATTTGCATTTCCTCCTGATCTATACTCTCATATCGCACTAGATATGTCAAGGGGAAAGTGAGTCTTTTTCGACCTCTCCGGCTGCTGCTGTTTTGCTGCTGTTTTGCTGCTGTCCTGCCGCTGTCGGAAAAAATAAAAACGGGCCGCCGGCGATGCGAGGGGGCCGCCGGGCCGCCGGCTGCGCTCGCGTAACCGCTGAAACCAATAGGGTTAGGCGTGCAGCAACCATTTCCTTGCTGCACGGCTAAAACGCCTCCTGGAGGTCCTTTGTTTGCAACACTTTATCGGGGTCTTTTGCGAGAGACTTTCTGCACACCTGTTTTCGCGGGTTTTCGGCCTGGTTTGGGGGAGTTTTTGAGCGCCAATCGCAGGGTGGCTTGCGGTATCCCGAGTTTGCGTTCCATCGCGCGCCAACTCCAGCCGGCCGCGCGGAGTTTCGCCGCCTGGTCGCGCGGAAATACGCGAGCTGGCCGGCCGCAATGCTTACCCTGGCGCTTGGCTTCCGCGACGCCGGCGCGGACGCGATCCACAATGATCGAGCGCTCGAGCTCGGCGACGGCCGCCAGGATGTGCATGAGAAACTTCCCCATCGGATTCTGCTGATCGGTGTCAATGTTCTGCGTCACCGCGATAAAGCGGATGCCGTAATTGTCGAGAGCCAGTACCGAATCGAGAAACTGTTTCGTCGATCTCGCGAATCGGTCGATCTTCCATACCAACACCACGTCGAATTTCCGCAGCCGGGCGTCGCTCAGCAATCGCTCAAATACTGGGCGCAGCTTGCCGCTCGATGCCTTTTCGACATACTCGACGATCTGCCAGCCCATCCTCGCGGCGTAGGCTTTCAGTTCGTGGAGCTGCATTTCGTACTTTTGGTCTTCGGTGGATACGCGGGCGTAGATGGCGGCGGTCATCGCCTTGGAAGTGCGCATGTGATTCAGTTTGTCTCACCAGCCCGCGGCGCGATGCGTTCGCCTAAGATCCGAGTAAACAACTTGCGGTCCATGGCGATCTCCAGAGTCTCAACCAGAGCTTCTAAGTTTCGGCGGATCTGATCAAAATACTGTTTGTCCATGACGACTTTTTCCTGTGCCGCGTTATTGGACTTAATGAGAAGCATCGTTTTCCCTCGCGCGCGCCGTAGTAGTTCGCTCTGGTTTTGCTGAAGCTCGGATCTCTTAACCTCGATCATTTCTGCATCCGTCAAGATCGTCGTTGCCATTGGTTACCGCCAATCCTTCAGTTTCGCCAGCAGTAGCGGACGGGCTGGTAGTGGTTCAGTTTGCCGGTGCATTCGCGTTGCCGCTTGAGTATGGCGCATAACTTAACAAATAGCTTCTTGTTAAGTTACGCGTTCGCGGCGAAGCTGAAGGATTGGCATTAATCCGTCTCCCCGCCTGCTTCCTGCAAACGTGTCCAGCGGGTATTACAGCGCGTGCAAACGCAGTCCTCCATTACTGGACCGATTCGCGTCGATCCGCAGAAGCATCGCGTCTCCCGCCGCGCTGCCGAAATCTGGCGCCCGCATTCCTGGCATTTCAGATAGCTCAGGAGCACCGTTACGGCGCCGCTCGGGTGACGGCAATACATCTTTGCTAACTTCACGGCAACTGTCTCCAGATCGCGGGAAACACCACGTAGACCAGCAGGAGTACGCCGAATGCGCCGGCGAAGGCCAGGGCGCAATGAAACTTCCATTCCGGATCAGGCATGTATTTTCCCCAAGCTGGCGATCGCGCGCCGGTCTTGAGCGCGGTTGAGCTGTTCTAGATGGAGTAGGCGCCGGGCCGCTTCAATCTCAAGATCGTTGAGCGCACTGAAAAATAATCTGCCGAGGCCGGCGTCGCGTTCGATGCGGGCGATTCTCTCGCGGTTGGCGTCTTCGGTCAGCCGGGCCAGCTCGCCGTCGTTAATTTCGAGCAGCAGCAGCCGGAAGGCGCGCCAGCCGGCGGCATTGACGGGCGAGTTCATGCGGCCTCCCGCAGAAATTCCCGCCGCAAGCGCAGCATCGTTTTGATCGCTTTCGGCAGGCCCGCCTGAACCGAGCACAATTCGTACTCGTGCTCGCCGACCGTTCCGACAAATATCGTTCCTTCAATCGAGATAAACGGTTTCGCGTTCAACCTCTCGACTACGGCGCGGATGCTGATTCCATGCGTCTGCTCGAAATTTCGCGGCCCCAAACGATGCAGACTGTGAGTGCCGGTCTGGTGGTGCAATCTGCATAATGGAATCGCGCAGAGATCGGAGGATTTCTGCGAGGTCGCATGCGGCCCGGTATGGGCCGCTTCGATGTTCCGCCTCCATCCGCACACACAACAGGGGAGTGTGCGGACGAAGGCCAGATAGCGCGGGCTGCGGGTGGGTTTAGGCATCGGCGCCCTCCGCTTGTCCGTCCGTTCTTCCGCCGTGCCGCGTCGCCTTGGCCAGCACAATCTTCCAGTTTTTCCAGACGGGATGCGCCGGAAACTCGGTGTGCATCTGCATCTGGCGCAGAAGCTGCATGGCGGCATGGGCCACGGCCAATAATTCCGGGGCGGCAGCCATGAGCCGCGCGTTGGCCTCATCCTCTTCGGGCGTAAGGTCGCGCTCGCCTCGGATCACGACATACCAGAAAAGGGTTTCGGCGAGGACTATTTCCCCTTCGCGGGTGCCTCGCGAAACATACCATGGAAAGGGCGTGTGTTCTACCGGCGGCATGTTATTCGTCCTCTCCGCCGTTCACGTCGCCCCCAAAATCGGCGATGCACTGACGCCAGAAATTGCAGTACTTTCGCGAGCACAGAAAACTGTTGCGTTGGGGAGTGTAGATGCCGCTCAGCATTCCTTCCTGAGCGAGCGGGTAGAGCACTTCGATGGATCGGCGGTCCGCCTCGGTAACGCCGAAGGATTGGGATACCAATTTCACGTCGCGTTTGAGTTTCACGACGGTGTCGAGCCGGACCTCGCCGCTCGCGCCCGGCGTGAGAGCGGCATAGGTAGCGGTTTGGAAACGGTAGTCCGGCCGGATTCTGCCCTTGCTGGGGCTTTTGTTGGCGGATTTCAGATCGATGATCCGGCCGTCGACGTCGAGCAGATCCACGATGCCGCGCACCTGGACGCCGGCGATGACGCCCGAAACCGGCAATTCGACGGCGGCCGGTTCGATCAGCGGCGCGGCCTCATCGAGATATTTCACGGCGAGCGCCG